ACCATCTGTTAAATCTAAACCTACAAACCCTTCAGTAAATGTATCTTCTAATTTACCAAAATCTTTCCAATTATCTAATGCACCACGACCTGTTCTATATACCCAATGTAAAAATATAGCATACAGTTGTTTATTTTCTAATAATTTTTTAGGTAATTCTGAACCATATTTTTTTCTAAATGGGTCTTTTGAAAAAGACTTTTCATCTTGTATTGTTTTTAGATTTTCATAAATTCTTTTAGCCTTTGCACCTTGCGGGTCTTTAGATTCTTGACTAAATAATAATGTTTCAGACATTTTATCTCTAAGTAAATCACCAATTGGTTGAGGACTATCCCAACTTTGTTGTATTTCTTCTACAACAGTTTCCCATTCATCTTTGTAATCTTTTGGTCTTTCTCTCGCACTTAAATATGCTACTCTTACTTTATCATAAAGTAATCTTAAAGACCTTGATAAAGGGTCTATTCTTCCCGTAACAGGCATTAAAACACCTACTTCATATCATTAGGTTTCAATGCCGTAGAAGAATCTACTCTTGTAGTATTCAAATACTTTTCAAGTTGTGCAGTTACATCTTGTAATTTTTGTAAAAGTGCTTTACCTTCAGAAGTACTCAATGGTTTTATATTCTGTAATGAATTTCTTAAATCTCTAACATCAGCATTTATACCACCTAAAAATTGATTAGGTTTTTGAGCCTTTCTTTCTCCTGATAAATTTTCGATATTATCATCTTCATCTTCCTTTGAAATAGAATCTCCTGTAAAATCTCTTGATGGTACTCTTCTATTAGATACAAATCCTTTAGAAATAGTTTGTTCAATAGGCTTTGCAGTTAATCTAACTACATCTACTTTCTGTCCTTTCTTTTGGCTTGGCGTTGTAGGTTTTACATTAGGGTCAATATTACTTCCTAAATGATTAGAAAGTAGATTTGCTAATTCTACTAATTGTGTAATTACTGCCGTTGTTCTATCATCTTCATGTGAATGAACCGCAAAGTCCATTGTTACATCTTTTTCAGGTTTCCAATCCATTTTACTCACCACTCATTTTTACTACTAATTCATCTATTTCCTTCCAATCCATCTTTGCAATTGTATCAGCACTTGGTACTCTACTTGCTGTTTGAATTGATGGTTTCATTCCTTCTACTTTAACAAGACCTGACTTTAGTAAAACATTATCAGCATTAAATACTGTTGTTTCTAAGGTCTTGATTCTATCTACTAATTCTTTTAATAATAATGTTAATTCTTCATCCATTTTTACTCACCGCTTTTTGGGTATATCATTTCTCTTAATTCTCTATACAATTTTTCATAATCCTTGCGTAATCTTGTCGCTAATTTTACTACTTTAATATTCTCATCATCTAACCTAAGAACCTTCTTGTTTAGTTTCTTATCTCCCTTAACAACACCTAATGTCCTTAATAATCTGATGAGTTCTGACAACTTAAGGAAATCATGCCCGAAGTATTCTGTGGGGTCGGCAATATTTAAAATTGCCTTTATTTTCTTCTTTTGTCTTTTGTTTAGAGATTCTAATATAATACCTATATCTTCTTTGATAAGAATATCATCAAAGGTATCTTCACCTAACACTAATAGTAAATTATCGAGAGATTTCTTTGTTTCCTTTTTCTCATCATTTAGTTTTCTTGTGTTAAAGGATAGTGCTTGTCCATCTTTTTTCCAACTTTCGATGTCAATTAAACGACCTTCCAAACCTTTTTTATATTTAGGCTCTACAATTTGACCTTCACTATTTCGGTATTTACCATCTCTTCCTCTCTTGTAGTCATAAGTAACCATTTCATAAACAGGTATTGGGTTACCATCTTTATCTTTCAGTTGCTTACCTTGTCTATCTTTTTTGTACATAGGCTTACCATCTTTATCCTTCTTAGGTATTTTCTTATTATTCTTATCCTGTTTAGGTTCTGAATAAATAACATTTGCTGCCCTTATTTGTTCATTCATAAATTCTAAATCTTTTTCAGAATATGGTTTAGGTTCTTCCTTCTTTCCATCTTTATCTACCAATGGTTTTTGTTTGAGTGGTTTAATGAAATCAACATCAATCTTTGTATCGGTTCTAAGTAATCTTCTTAGGATAGTTGAAGACTTGTACAATTCCATAAAGGTAGTAATAATATATGAAAGGATAGTTTCTCCGTAAATTTCTTCGCTTAACATTTTAGTAATACTTTCTTCTATTACTTTTAATTCATCAGCATCTCTACCCTTGTACTTACTGCTTAAACCTTGCCCTTTAGCAATATCTATTAAATCTTCAATAACAGATTTAACCTCACTTGAATTACCGTAAGCCCTTAATATTTTACTAAATCTTGGACCTAATCTAAATTTAATTTTATTATCTGAATCAATTACTACTCCCTTTCTAACAGCATTGACTAACTTAGGAAGAATATCATTCTCAAACATTCTTAACTTAGCAAAATCTCCAACCTTTGTATCTGATTTACCTCTCATTAATCCATCTCTAATACCTTGTAAAAAGTATGCAAAATCTTCTTCAGATGTATTAGAATCTACGATATAATCATCCCAAACATCATTAAAAAGAGTTACAAGATTATTAATTGTATTCTTTTTACCTGTAATAAGTTGAGGGTATTCGGGTAAAATATTAGCAACCTTTTCTATATATTTATACTTACTTCTTTCAGATAGTTTTACCCAATTCTGATATGATTTAGAATAACCCATTTTCTTTAACCAATATTCTCCAATAGGTCTAAGATATTGATTATTAAACCATGTATCTCTTGTTAAATCAATAGTTTCAAAACCTTTAAAGAAATCTACATTAGATATATTTCTTGAATCTCCTGTACCAAAATTAATTCTAATACTTGTTCGTCTTGATTTATCTCTTGATGTATTAAATTTAGAATCTTGTCCTATCTCCATACCTTTTTCTTTTGCTTCGATTTGAGAAGGAGAAATATTTACATTTCTTCCTACCTGTCTATTTTTTATATCTTTTTCTAACTCAACCTTAATTTCTTCTAAGGCTTCTTTATCTTCATCAGATATTTCTTTTTCATTTAAAAATTTCTGTAATCTAAGTAAAGATTCTTTAGTAGGGCTATATAGAGAACCAACTAAATTTAATAAATCCATAAAACTTTTGTAACTTTCTTCTCTATTAGCCGCATTTTTAATCCATTCGTCTAATAATTTTTGACCCTCAGTTTTTGCTGCTTCTTCCTCAGCCTTTTGTTTTTCTCTTGCAATTTTTTGTGCGGCAGTTGCTAATTTTGCTCTATCTAACTTAACTTTATCTTCCTTTGCTTTTGCCCTTTGTCTTTTCTTACTTTCCTTTGCCTTTTCTCTACGGGTAATATTAAGATTCTTTTCATATTCAGCAATTTGCATTTTAATATCTTTAAGAGATTCTTCAGGATGTTTTCGTTGTAAATATTCAAGCATTACTTTTTCTTCTTCTTTTCCATCAGGATATTTTTTAATTAATTCAGGTTTTAGGTTTTCCTTTATTTCATTAGCAAGAGCCTCACCTCTTTTTTCCAGCCCACCTACATATGTTAATCTACCATTAACCATTTCTCTTTCAGGATGTTTTTCTAATATTTCCTTCTTCTTTTCTTCAAAGTATGAATCTAAAATTGTAGGATATTGAAAAGATATAAAAGAAACTTTATCATCGTTAAATTGTTTTAATTGAATAATTAATCTTGTATCACGAGAAACATCTCTTAACATTTCTTTAATTTCTTCTTCTGTAATCGCCTTAGTAATATAATCACTATCTACTAAAGCGTAGAAAAGTCTTTGATAAAGACTCTTATGTAAATTATAAACTAAAACGGATGATTGCATAATCAAACTTCCTTCATCTTCTTGTTTATTTTTGGACCACCTGTAATAAATCCTGGAATTGATTGTTCATTAATTCCTTTATTTACGGGTGGGTGTTCATGAACCCCTGCTGGAACTGTATTTACAGTTTGTTTTTCCGCTTTAGGTTCTTGATTAACCTTCTTTCTAAGACTATCAATTTTTGCTCTTGCTTCTTCTAATTTTCTATTAATTATATTATTATTCATTTTAACCAACTCTCCTTTCTGTTCTTCTATCTACATTATTATTTGCTGCTTCTTTAGGTAATCCCATATTTCTATTAGGTGGACCGACACTCATTGAAGGTTTATTTCTTGTTTGTCCTCCACCTTGTCCTAATAAATTCTGTTCTGCTAATTGTCCTAATTGACTCGCATCAATATCTGTTCCTGCATATGGGTCAGTTTCTAATTTTTTATCAGGTTGTTTTTCACCCATAGGCTTTTCCTCTTCTTTTGGTGGAGGCTTTGAATAAATAAAGTTTCCATCTTCATCCATATCTACTTCAAATCCTAAATTCTTAATTTGAGTAGCAAGGTTAATTTCAATTTCTCTCCTTCTCAATTCGGCTACATTATCTTCTTCTTCAGAACGAAGTAGAATTAAATCCCAATCAGTAATACCAAATTGTTTTAATAAGAATGGGAATAAGTATTGATTATATACATTTTGTGCTAATTCAACAGAACGATTAGTTACAAGAATTTGCATACCTTCATTATTTAAACCACCGCTTGTAGATGTATCTCCTTGAAAGATTTTACTTACACCATAGAAAGCACCAATTCTATCTCTCAAATCATCCTTTACATTTATGTAATCCATTTCTTTAAGAGTATTCATAAATTGTACCCATTCAATACTACCTTTACTACCGCCATCTGTTTCAATACCCATGATAGGAATGTAATGTGGGTCTTTCTCTAACTTTTCTTTAACACCTTTCCAATACTTTACAAGAGATTCCATGTTATTTGTTTGTACTGCAAGAATACCTCTCGGTGCTCTTGCTTTTGTATATGAAGTATTTACATAATTTTCCATAGCAATCAATGTGGTAATATGACTCCATAGAGTTAGAATAGGTGAAAAACCATAAAGTCTTGAAGGGTTATACTTACTCAAATGCATGACTTCCCCCTCTACAAAGTATTGGTCTTTACCGTGTACTCTATTTATATAATGTACAGGATGTAATTTAGAACCGCATTCAGGACAACTTGCTAATGGGTCTGTTTCAAAAATCTCTCTATGTGTTAAACAGGTATAATGAGAATTTCCTCTATTACCTTCCTCATCAACATCTATATACATTGTTAATGGGTCGCCTCTATAAATTTCTTTTATTTTATGTAAGGCTACACAACCTTCGTTATCTAAGTAATATTCTTTTACTAAAATTAAAAAAGCATCATCAGCAATATTTAAGTCAGCCTCTATTTCTTTTAATACATCAATAAATTTTTGCTCAGAACTATTTACATAACCATTAAAGAATTTTTCAGCATAAATTTTTTGTTGTTGGGAAGGTGCTCTTAAATTCTTACTACCACAATTTCTACAAACATCTGTTTCCTTTTCATGTTTTGTACCGCAATCATTACATATTTTAAAGAAAGATTTGTTCCATTCAAAACCTCTTCTAAATATTTCAGTCTTTAATTGGGTAATACATGTTCTTACAATAGTAGATTGATTAGCAACATCATATAATACAGGTCCAATAATATGTTGTACATTTCTTTTTTCCTGTATTCCTAAGTTATAAACTTCTTTAGCGAGTGGATTAGGGGTTTTTCTACGGACAAATTTTCCTAAGTAATCTCTTAAACCCATCAGACCACCCCACTTTCCATACTATCCATCAATTGCATCTTACAATTATCATGGTATTTAACAACTACTTCGGGGTCTATATCATATTTTTCAAATTCTTTAACGCCTTGACCTCTTGAATCCTTCCAATTCTCATATTTAATTAGTTTAAATATTTCCTGTAATCGGGGTTTAGCCCATTCTTCTCTCTTAAAATTTTTCTTGATTCTAATCGCCTCTTGAATTAATCTACCCTGTGCTTGTTTCATTCTAAGATGTGGTATGCACTTTTCTAAAATTGTTGTGATGTCATCTTGACTGTAAAAATTTAACCTATGTTGGCTTCTACTATTCTCCCCTACTTTTTGGTCTAAGTGTAATCTTCCACATTTTAATTCCTTTTCTAATTCTTGGAAAAATGCTTTACCTCTTTTACCCGTAGCAATCATTCCTACTCTTGGTGCTAAAGAAGAATCCATTGTGATGTAGCCATCGGAATCAATAAAGCCCGCTACATAGGAATACAAATCTTTCTTAATTAAATGTTTCACTAAGTAGTATTCATTATCTACCTTAGTAGCACCTATCTTCATTAACATTTTTGAAATAGATTGAGGGGTTGAAATTTTAGAATGTCCTTTGGATAATCTGGAGTGAATTTCATTAGAAGATAATCCTTGATTATTACAAATAATTTCTTTTACACTCTTTTCAATCATTTCTTTCTTAGTTTTTCTTATAGATTGATGAGGTATATCTTTTAATAATTTTCTCAATTCATTTCTACTCTCTCTTAACATAATATAATTATTAGAATATTGTGTACCGTAATCTAATGACTTCATTTCTAAATCACTTTCCCACATCTTACAACATAATTCTATGATACTCTTTCTTGTTTCACCGTCTTTAATATTATGCAACTTTTGTATTTGTGAAGGATTATAACCTAATCTTTTAAATCCTGATTGATATGGCTTTAACCAATAAATTGTATCTAAGGACTTCTGTAAATATTCTTCATAAGCAGTAATTAAATGGTCTATACCTTTTGAGATTTTAACCTTTTCTTCACCTTTAAAATTTCTTCTCATATCTCTTAATTCCTTAACTAAATCAGGAATATTTTTATTAGATACGATAGGTTCTACGGGAAGTTGTTGAATGTAATCATTTGCTTCAGTTAAATTAATTTGTAGTGTTTTAGAAATATTTTTTAGAATATCTACCTCATTACCGTATTGAGTACATAGCCATTGTCCTACATTACTCTTATTAAACTGTTCTTTAATTTTATCTTTAACAGGTTTAACTTCTTGGTCTAACATTCTTTTTTCATCTTCTACTCTTTTAATTTCTTGAACATCTTGTTCTAATTCTTCTATATCAATATCATCATCCTGTTTAAAGATTAATACCATAAAATGCACCTCCCTTTGTTGGAGTAGTAGGGGTTGAACTAAACAGACTACCACTATCTATATCTAAAAATGTATCGGAGAAAGTTTTGGTTGCATAATTGGCTAAAGCAAGAGCAATTACTATATCGTCATGTGCGCCAACACCTTCAATTTTACCATGTGCATTAATTCCAAATGCACCTAATTCTTGAGTAATCATATTAGTTACAGACTTAGATGCTTCATTTTGCATAGGTAAAACTATTTTTCCATTATCAATATTCATTTGTAAATTTAATATAATTTCTTCCTTCTTCTTTCTACTCATAGTAAATTCTCTAACAGGAAAATCTGAAATATTTTTCAATTCCATAGCAAAAGCCTTAGCGAATGTATTTGTTTCAATCATGACTACTTCGGGTTTATACCTTCTACATAATTCCATTATATGTTGTATGTGTTCCCTAAAGTCAAGTCCTTTCGCTCTAAACATATGAACCACTTGTTTATTCATATTTTCATCAACCTCTAAGACCATCATTACAGTATAATCCCCATTTGCCGAAATAGCAGGGTCATATCCTATGTAATATTGAAAACCCTCTCTCGCAACGCTCTCAAGTGAAGCATAGGGATTCTTACACGCTTTAATTGCATCAGGTTGAAAAAGCATAGTATTTGTACTGATAGGTACGCAAAGATATTCTCTTGTAAATTTAGCCGAGCCTATTTCTACTTTCCTCTCTTCAAGCATTTCAAGACTCCAACGATTAGCCCATAAAGCCGTTCCGTCTTGTTTAATTGCAGGGTATCTTGAAACGGTATATGCGGGGTTTTCTTCTAACTGTACAAATATATCTGTATATGTAAAGGGTGTTCCGACCATTCTCAAAGAAGCCGTATGGTGAAGTGTAGGAATCATATCTCCCCAAAACCAATCTGTAACTCTTTGGATAGCGGTCATACTAAATTCTTTCAAAGGGTCGTCAATAATAATTTCTTGAGGGTGCAAACCACGAATCTGAGAACCTACTGAACGCTCTAATATCTCATTACCATTTGTTAAACGCATAGCCCCAACTGCCCAACCGCCTCTCGGTTTGAATCTTTTTAATTGTGGAATATTAGTGAACATTCTATCTATGTCCTTCATGTGTACCATTGTCTGTTTATGGTTAGAAGAAATATAAAGCATTTGATATGGTGGTTCTTGAAAACATAATTGATAAACACACCATGAATGAAAGAAAACAGATTTACCGTGGTCTCTTGAACAAATAATAACTGTCCTTGAAGTATTATTTACAAGGTCTAACCATTCCTCATGAAAGTCGGCTAACTCATAACCTAATACCTTTTCAAAAAAATAAGGAAAATTTCCTTTGGACATTTTCAAATCCATTTCTGTTAAAAAATCATCCATTAGAATCACCTACACTTAAGAATATCCCATGCCTTTTGCATAGCCTTATCTTCTTTCATACTTTCAGGAACATAAATAGCATAAGTTCTATTTTTAGCCTTTAGTACATCATAATGTCTTTGAGGAATATCAGGATGTTTTTCTTCAGCATTGAGAAATATCTCAAAACCCTCACTTGTATATTTTGCTAATCTATTTTCGCTATCATTAGATAAATCAAGAACAATAGGAATCTTTCTTTGGTTTGCTAAATCTTTGATAAAAGGCATTCTTTTTTCATCTAACATTTTATTAAAACCTCTACCTCTATAATCTACTCCATACATTTCAGGGTGTTTAGGCATACCGCCTACTGTAAAACTACCTGCATCACCAATAACATCATCTAATGCTACTACCGCAACTTTAGCAACATAATAACCAAATTCATCTACAATCATCCAAATATAATATTCTTCTCCTTTAAATGTAAAAGGACTGTCCTTTCTATTTCTTGGTCTTCTATTTGCTTTCTTCCACCTATTACCTATTTCTATAAATTTGGCTTCTGAGATTGGACCAACTAATGTAAAGGTTTCCCCATTATTTTCAAATGTTTCTCCCGCAGGTACAGGGTATGTTCCTTCTCTTTCACCTTTCATCTAAACATCCCCTTAACCTTATAGATAATTTCTGAAGTAAATCCAAAGGTTTCGGCAATATCATTAAATGAAGATTGACTCTTAGTAATATTGTATATATCAATACCGTATAAATCTACATTATGTTCTTCCTTAATCATATTTGAAACATATTGAATGTCCTCTAAATCACTAATATCTAATAATCCATAATAGATTTTATCTCCTTTCATTTTTCTAAGTATATCTGTTGCTTCTAACATAGCATGAGTAATTGGTCCTGTTAATTTTACATCACTTTCTAACAACTTTTTCTTTACTCTTTCACTCGCTGATTTAAATCCTCTAATTCTCATACCTGTTGTATTAATATAATTTTCCCATTCATCTGAATTAATTAGGGCTATTAAATTTTCAATACTTACCTGTTCCTCTTTTTGTTTATTATTCCAAAAACTTAACGATTCTCCTTCAAAAATAATTTCATCTAATTCAGATTTATCTTCGGTTGCTGAAGCAACATCGTATAAACTTGCACCAAATAGTATTTCACTTCTTTCAATAATATTATCTAACTCATATGATTCATTTTCTACTACTGAATCTACACCTGCAAAGAATTTAACATAAGCATCCAAAGCATCACTAAACAAATTATTCAAATCATCAGTATAAACTAATTCATTTTGATTTGCTATTCTTGCTAAAAATTTATTTAAAGTGTTTAAATCATCTACTTCTACAATAGGTTCATTACCTTCTCTCATAGACCTTCTCGCCATGTTAATATTACTACTTGCAACAATTGAAGGGAAATCTTTGAATGCCTTTGATGTAAAGAATTTAGGTACATCTTCTAACAAAACCATATTACTTGTTAATGGTTTTACATAAAACTCAGAAATAAGAGTTGTTACAGTTTCTATTTCTTTCATTCTATCTAAATCTACTTGACTCATCTTAGGTTGAAGTGTTCTTGTAATACCACCTAAGTATTGAATAGGTGTACTATCTTGTCCACCCCTACCTCTTCTTACAGGTCTATCAGGTACTCTTTGTTTTGAGTATTGTAAATTAATAAAATTACCTACACCTTTAAAGAATCTTTCTGTACCAACATTAATAAATTTAACAGCCTCAGAATATTTTCTAAATGATTCAGATTTTTTAATTCCCTTCTCATAATAATTAACAGTATAAAGTGCTTCTAAACTATCGAAATATTTTATAGCGAACTCATCATCTAATAAGGGAATATAAGAATCTCCTCTAATCATAGTACTTTTTCTAAAATTATCTAAGAATTTTTCTAATTCTTTATCTACAATTTTTTCAAGGTCTTTTTGGAATGCACCCATAGTTTCAAATTTTAATTCAGATTTAATTAATTTAAGAGCCTCATCAATAACATCGTTATCATATTCACCCTTTAATTCTTTGTCCCTCATTAACAAAGCAAATAGTGGGTCTGTTTCTTTATCTATTTTAGTTTCATCTATTTCTTTTTCGGCTGCTTCAACTTCATCTACTAAATCATCTGTTGCCGTTGGGTCAATAGATAAAGTAGAGCCTCCACCTTCAGCATCATAATCTTCTCTTGCAGTTACATTTATTCTTGCTTCGGCTTCCTTAGCATCAACTTTAGGTCTAAACTCTTCAGGTATTTCTCTACCTATTTCACTAAAGAAATCTCTAAATAATTCTAATGCTTGATATTCAGGTCCATTACTTTTAATTTTCATACCTGATACTTTAATAATATAAGAAGGAAGATATGCATTTTCAGTTAATTTATTAATATCGCTATATGCTTCCTTAATTCTTTTTTCTTCCTCTTCTTCTTTATCAGATTTAGGGCTTTCAGCAAAAGGTTGTGATTCATTAAACTGTGCAATAATTCTTTCTACATTTGTTATTTCATCATCTACTGCACCAACAAACCCATCAAAATCTTCAAATTTAGTTTCTATATTTTTCCAATATCTGTAATATTTTTCTCTTGATTCAGTAGATATAACACTCGCATTTACTAAAGATTTTTCTAATAAGTCTAAACTTTTAAACTCAGGTATTTCAGCAATTTCACTTGCTTCTTCATCGCTAATACCACCCAATCTTTCAATTAGTATTTGTATTGCTTCTTTATCCTCTTCATTTAAAATATCTTTACCCATTCTACTTGCTCTTTGGGTTAAAACTTTATTTAATTCTTCAACTAATTCTTCTTTATTTTCAACAGCATTATATGTTACATCAATTTTTCTTGCTGATTTAATTGCCGCTACAAGTGAATCTCTATTCTTTTCTGTGTTTAAAGAAGTGGCTATTTGATTAGCATCTTTTCCATCAATAATAAAATTACTAATAATACCCTCGTTTGGATTAAAGACCTCTCCCCTTTGTTCCTTGTAATCAGTAATATCATTGAATAGTCTTTTTAATTCACCTATTCTCATTTTATCATTATCAGTTTCCTGTTGTACTAAGGCAAGTGTTTCTTGTAGTCTTTCATCAGTAATTCTACCTCTTTCATATCTACCTGCATCTCTAAATAATCTTGTTCTCAATTCATCAGACAAGTTATCTATATCCATTACTCTTCCTCCTCAGTTGATGTTTCTCTTAAAAATTTCTTAGTAATTAAATACTCTCTAATTCCTGCTGCTTGCCCTCTTACTTTTAATCCTTGACTTCTATATCTACCTGTGGTATCATCAGCAATATTTTGAATTGTTGATGCTAATTGAGCCTTTATAGCATCTTCTACATCTATAAGAATTTCATCAATAAGACCTTTTGCTTCTCTAAAATCTTGTCTTGTAGCAAACCAATTTGTAGAGTTATCTTCAAAATCTCCATCTTCAATAAATTCTCTCATAGAATTTAGTCTATCTTCTTGAGATTCTGTTGAATCATTTTCTTTAAAATATTCTTCTATATTATCAAAGAATGTATCTATCAATGTTCTCATTGTAACATTAAAAGGAGAGTATTTGTCTCTATCTAATGTCATTTTAATAATAGTCATTAATGCCCTCATTGATTTAATAAAATTTTCTTCTGAAGGGTCTGCAAATAATTTTCCTGTCGGAAGGTATTGTTTAAATCCTCCCGTTGGTACTATTTGTAAAGCCGTGTCTTTTCCTTCTAACCCTAAATCTATGTAACTGTTATACATCAATGCTAAAATGTTTCTCTCAAAACGATTCATAGGAGTTTCTAACATATCAATAAAATCTGATAGCCCTTTTTCAGTATCAAATGAATACGCTAAATCTACAAAGTCAGCACCTGTATTACCCCTAAAGTTAAAGTATTCTTTCATTGATTGTCTATTAGAAGTAATCTCATCTTGTTCTTCTTTTGGTAATTTTCTGAACTCGGCATCCATTTTATTTTTTCTTCTAATGTCATCTTCATATCTTTTTTTCCATGTAGCATTCTCATTCTTAACTTGAGATTTAATCCAATCAATCAGTTTTGCTCTTTGAGTATAATGACTTTCATACTTTCTACTACCTTTAGGTATTGCGGGTACTAATTCACCCTCTTTATTTTTAACTTTTTCTTCTAATTGAAACCTTGAGAGAATTTCATATCCACCAATATTAATATCTGTATTAGATTCATCCATTCTTCTATTAATATAACTAATAGTCCAATCATGAAGATAATCTCTTTGTCTTTGTGTACCTCTATCTCCTTTTCTTCTAATTTCTAAATCTCTAACTAATTGTACAATACTTTGACCTTTATAGCCTAAATCATAAACAATACCTATACTTTGATTTCTGATATTTTTAAATATACCTTCGGCTGAATTAGTCTTTTGTAATTTTTCTACTAATTCTTTAAATTGTCCTTCAGTAAGTCCTGCAATTTTATTTCCAAGTCTTTCATGAGTAAGTAATTTTTCTGATGTTGCCTCTCCTACTTCCATTGTTTTAGGGTCTGCTACTCTTCTTGTTCTTTCCTTTGTACCTTCTCTTCTAACTCTTTCACTTGCTCTACCGTATTTATCTTCATCTTTACCTGATACTACTGTAATATCTTTCATACCCTGTGAAGTATATTTGTATTTATTAGTAAAGAAATCAAATACTCTTTTATCAACGCCACCCGTAACTTCAGGTTCTAATCTTAATTTAAATACATTTTGGAAAAATTCAGGATTAGGATTTTCAATAGAATTTATTCCCATTTTGTTATACCACTTTGTATTACCTTTAAATTGTCCATTAGTACTTTCATCTATAAATTTATGCAAAGCATATAGAACATCAACAGATGGCTCATTAACCATCATATTATAAAGTGTATTTAGAGTTTCAATAGTCCATTCTTGATTTGTTTTACCATCAGGAGAAACAATGTCACCGTATGTTTTACCAAACGGAGTTTTCTTACCTTCTAATTCATTAAACCCTTCGACAAAACCTATCTCGCTTGCTAAAGAAATATCAGATGTTCTTTTCAAACCTTCATAATGTTTTAATCTCTCTTCAATAATCTTTAGACTTTCTTCTCTTGTATCAGCAACCTTAGTCCTTCTACCTGTAATCATTTGTGTAACTACACTATCTTCTAAATCATTACCTTCCTTAGAAGAATTAAATCCTTCTCTAAGTTTAGTAATTACATTATCTAAATATTTATCTTGTAAATCTTGATTTGTAACTTCAGCAATCTCTTCTTTAGAAGGTAATTTACCTGTTCTAAATCTTGAGATTAAAGCCCCTACTGATATAGGTGGCTTATCCGCTTTCAATAAAGAAATCCAAGACATATGACAACCTCACAGTTGAGATTGTACTAATGCTACTACTACCAAAATAGAAGGTATTGCAATAAGAATTTGTTTCTTATATTGCTTAAGTTTAGCGAGAATCTTATCAACCTTTTTCTCACTAATAAGTCCTAAATCTTCCGCAATATCAAGAGCATCTTCTACTAAATCTTCTACATCTTCTACTGTTTCTTTAATTTCTTCTTCCTTTACCATTTTATTCACCTTTAATTGTGTCCATAGTATTACTATGAGTATTATTTTCTGCTTCCATAGCCATTTGATGTCTATGTTGTGCTTCTTCTAAACCTCTTCGGTGTTCATATTCAGCAGGTACTTCTGTAATTTCATTAGCCTGTTCCGCTTCCCATGTTCTTAAAAGAGTATTAAATGCGGGTGCTGCAATTCCACCAATAATAGCAATAAGAGCAATAAAACCATCAAGATTCTGTAATACTACATCGGGCTTCATAATACCTGTATAAACAACTGCACCTGAAGCCAATAACCACAAATAAATAGCAGGTAGTACAGTTTTATTTACTAATTTATCATTAAATGTATTTTTATCTTTACCCATTTTACATCACCTGTGTTCCAACCATAATAGACGATACTATCCCTATTAATCCTAATATTACTTTCTTAATTAAATCAAACCCTTCCCCGATAATTTGGTTCTGTGCATCCATTGATGTTGCTAACTCCGTTAATCTCGTACTTAACTCTAACTGATTATCCGCTAATTTATCTAAAAGTAATTCATGTCTATCAACCTTTGTTTCGATATTGTCTAATCTAATATCCTGAACATCGTCTTTAGCCATTGTATTACTCACCTAAATCATAATAATAATCTTCTACTCTCATAGTATTAGGGTCAAAACTATCTATTTTATCTGAATGCCACCCATATAAATAAGTTCTAAATGCTCTTGGAGGTACGGACATTCCTACTACTCCTAATTTTTTTAAAACATATTGATTTACTTCTCTTACTGAAGTTTTACCTTCTACTGATGACATAAATTCATCAATAACATCTCTAACATTTTTTGGTGGTACAGGTTTTTTTCTTTTTAATATATTTGTCCATTCCATTTTAATCCCTCTAATTATAATAATATTCATCAGGAGTTTCAGCATAGCCTATTTGTGAACGCTGAGTTTTTCCATCATATTCTCTTTCTTGTGCTCTTAACATTTCTTTATTTGCTTTTGCGGCATCAGACATATTAGCAATTTCTTGACCTTCATAATAACCATTTAATAATCTACCATCTAATGTTATAGTTAAACTTACTCTACCAAACATTGTATCATATACAAGTGCAGAAGCAAACTCTTTTTCCATTTCTTTTATTTCATCACCATAGAAGGCAGTACTCGGAGAAAAACTTTGTTCTTCAAAAGTATCAATACCTCTCATTACTCTTTCAACAAGTTTTTCAGTTTTTTCTTCAGCCTCATAGACCATTTGTTCTCTCATTTCATCAAATGCATATTTACGACCTAATCTATTTGCTTCTTCCATATCTATTTTTAATATTTCTTTCCAACTCATGACAATCTCTCCGCTACACTATCTCTAATCTCAGTCCATACTTCAGGATATTTTTCTATTAAAACTTTTTGTATAATTTCAACTTGTTGAACAACAACAGTTTCTTCTCTTTTATGAACCAATTGTCCTTTAAATTCTAACATATACTTTAGAGATTCTCTAATTTCTTTTGCTAATTTTGTTAATGAGTCAATTTGTTTTGTACCTAAATCAGTATTTTCTAATAACTCATTTACTTTATTTTGTAATGTAGTTACATTTCCTGATAATATATCTATTTCGTTTAAATCCATTCTTGCTACCTCCATAGCACCGTGTTGTTGTACAATTGGTTTCAAATGTTTTTTCATATGTAATTGTACTTGGGCTTCTGAACATGATAACATTTCAGCAACTTCTGATATTTTTAATTCTCCTTCGGCTATTCTAATTTCTATTTCGGCTCTATTAGAATGAGTACATAGTGGACAAGATGGATTTGAGTTATCATGATAACTACCTAAATGATTTTGCATGTGCTTTTTAGAAGTTCCTGCCCACCAATTATTTTGTTTATCTAATTCATCACAAGTAATGTTTCCAGCAAGAATATCCTCTTCTAAACCATCACGGTCTTCGTGTTGGCATAATTTACAAGACTTTCTTACCTTTCTTGTCATAAAATCAATCCCTTGCTAAGAAAGCACTATTACCGCCCTTTCTACTTTTACTTCTTTTTTGTGGTATCTTTTTATTTTCTTCGGCTAATGCTTTGAAATCTGCACCTGTAATTTTATGTTTAGGTTCAGCCGCCTCAGCAATTTTCTTTTGTTTATCAGTTAATTTTTTATTTTTAATTACAGTCCACCATTTCATATTATCTACCTCTTTACAAATCTATTTCCGGCACAACCACCATATTGTCTTTTAGAGCATTGTTTTGCTACCTTAACAGTAACATCAGGTAAAGAACCTCTATATTGTGCATTAGGACAATCATTTCTATGACACCTAATTTTCTTTTGTAGCATTTCTTCTAAGGATGAAACTTGACTACCAAATTTTTCTATTTGTAATTCACCTTGTTGTTTTAAAACTAATCCAGGTTTTGATATACCTTCTTTTGCTTTAGGAGTTTCAAACTCTTTTATTTCTTGTCCTAATATATTTAATACCTCTTTAATTGTTTTATTTAATGCAATATTATTTCTTGGAAATCTTAATTGAATATTCTTAATCTTTTCAATGCCTTCGACTCTATCATATCCTTTTGCAAAATTTAATAACTGCGCTTCTTCAGCATTTCTAATAGCATAAGATTCATTTGTAAATGCAGCATTTAACCTATCTTTCATAGGTGCTCTTGATTTACCTGCTGGATATATATTTCTATTATTCAAAACTTCAATGACTTTTTCTTGTACACTTTTAATTTGTGCTAATTGTCTTGGACCTGCTGAATTATTAAATACTGCAATTCTGTTTCCATCACCCATTTTAATTTTATCTACACCTTTTAGTGCCTTCCTTGCAATTGCTAACAAACCATTCTTACCGTATTCAGTTTCACCTTCACCTGTAATTGCTTGCCATAGTGGAGGTTTTGCTTTACCTTTCTTTTCGTTATACCAATCAGAATTTGTTTGTGCGAATTGCCCTTTAAAACCCTGCTTATTTTCTTTCATATAGGTTACATATTCATTATATGCTTCTGTTCTATAATGTCCAAATACTTGTCCTCTTTCTACAATAGGGTCGTCATCGGTTTCAGTAAAATCAACAACAGTAGTAAAAGGAATGTTTCTTGGATTCCATTTAGGATTTTGTAGAACTGATAATAAATCTTCAATATCTTCTTCTAACTTATTTCTGTGTTCTGTTTCTATAACATCCCCATCAAAAATTTCTGTTAATGATTCTAATAAAGCACCTAAACCTTCTGTACTTCTCGCTTGGTCTCTCGCATAAGTAGCATCACCATGATTTAATACTGTATCTAAAACAGTATCAGGTTTTGCTTCTCCAACTTTACCTCCAACAATTCCCCATTCTGTACCTTTATTCCATCTTTTTTTCCATGAATTAAAAGCACCTTTAATCTCACCAATGTTTAAGCCCTGCTCAACATTATCAAAATCTGTACCTTCAAATTTACTCATTATTTACCACAACCGCAAGGTGTTGTTTTATCATTACATTTTTTACAAGGAGGTTTTTCACCATACATTATATTTGCTTCAGCAGGTCTAAAACCCGCATTTGTTGTCATTCCTGTTCCTGCTCTTTTAGATAATAAATCACGCCAACCGAATTCTCCTGTATATTGGTCGTTAGATTTAAATTCTTCTTCAAACTTTCGTCTTTCTTCATCTGTCATTTCTCCTACTTGTACTTGTGGTCTATCTCTCATTTCTTGTGCTTGTTGTTCTGTTAATTGGTCTGATACTTCAGGATTACTTTCAACACTTTCTTGAAATTGTACTAATCTAACTTGGAATGCAAAACCTACATTACCTGTAAATTTCTTAACTAATTCTGTCATTTCAGATGAAGCATAAACCTTTTGTAAATTATTCTTAACATTTCTTCTAATTTCGTTATTGTTAATATCGGTTTTCCCATCACCATCTAAATCAAAAATACTTTCTTCAGCATCATTAATTACATCATCTAAATATTCATCAACATTGTTAATTAAATTCTTAACATCCTTTTCAATCCTACTACCTAACGATGTCCATTGGTCTTCAATAAATGATTGAGGTGGGTCATCCATAAAATCAATTTCTTCATCATCTTCCTCATCTTCATCTTCACTATAAGATTCTTTATCAAACAGATGTTGTTGTTTTGTATATGATGCATCAAATATCGCAGACATCATTTCTTCTGTAAATTTAAGTCCTGCATCTACCATTCTATTATATCCTGATGAACCCATAATTCCTTGAATACTTCTTTCTGAATCATCGAAATTTTTATTATTTTTAGTAAGACTTGTTAGATAACCTTCAAGCATACCTTCAATATTATTCATAGCAATTTCCATACCAATACTTTGAATATTTTTAGATGCCTTTGATTTCTTTTTATCTACTCTTGCAAATCCTGGATTTTCAGGGTCTAAATTAACTGATGTTTGTCCGAAAGCACCGACCTTTCCTAAATATTCATCAAAGGTATTCATTATGGTTCTAAACCAATTTACAAGACCCACCTTTTGTAGTCTTATTTCATCAGGTAAAGGTTTATCAGGATTTTCTTCTCTAAAGTCAGCAACATTTTCTCTAATATTACCATCTTTATCTCTAATTATAGATTGTTTATCCCTTCTAAATGGCTTTTGTTTAAACCCATAACCGTCAATAAATACTGAACCATCGGGTTTTTGAAATCTATCACCGAGTTTGATTTTGCGTTTATCATCATCATCATCTTTTAGTATATTTCTCCAATTCATTCTTCGTTCCTCCTTAGAGCCTTAACTAAAGAGTCAATGACATCTAAGGGCATACCTAACTTTTTACCTTCTTTGGTGAATGCTTTTAATGCTGTTTCCCAATCAGTAATATCTTCTTCGGTAATGCTCTTTAGATACTTTTCCCATGTCATTATTGTAACTCTCCCTTCTGAATCATTTGTTTAAATAACATTTCTACACTCTTACTAAATTTTGTAAAATCATCAAGAATATCCTTAGCCTCATCTACATCAAAAGGAATATTAGTTGATGAAGCGGAAGTACCAAAAGATTCTCTTGCTATTTCTTCCATTTCATCTATATTGTCCTTCAGTCTTGCTATAAAATCAACAATACTGTTAAGTCCTGTATATTCTTTTTGTAAGGTATCTTCCCATGACATGTAATCGCCTTTGAATAGTTTATTTTTTTACTACTATATATTAATTACTTAAGATTAAGGTCTATACTTAAGTGCATCATCAAAATTATTAGTGACCCATTCATCAGCAATATCTACTATTTTTTCCATCATATATTCAGCCTGTATATCAAAATGATTTATATCGGATATAATTCTTTCTTTCCAATTACGAGGGTAATTAGAATATCTAACAATATTAGGTTTTTTAAATGCTACAAGTAATTGTAGTCCGTAATTTGGTACTCTTTCCCCATCCCTTGAATTTTTTAAAGCATTACTTTCATAGGTATTTAATCTACGAGATTCTGAGGAAGTCCAAAATTCAGTAGTTTCATAATATGATGTCCATCCCCCAGAATGTATTAACCATAATAATCTACAAGCATCTTTTCTTGATATATTTTCAGATTTAGTATAAATAAAATCTACTAATAAAACATGCATAGTGTTATAATTTGTTCTATCGTTAGGTACAAATGTCATATTACTATCAACTAATTTAGACATATGACTTCCTTTAAATTTATTACCTACTTTTTTCCCACTAAAATTATAACTAAAATCAGCAGTACTAAAATCATATTTTCCTTCCTCATAAGGGTAAAAACCAAAAGTTTTATATTGATTAACAAAATCTTCAATTACATCTGTTATTCTTCTATAATATTCTAAACAGTCATCGCTTGGTTCTTCTTCAGGAACAGGCTCATCTTCTTCATCTTCTTCTTCATCAGGTAATTGTTCTGTATCAGTTAATAGTTTTGTTCTTGCTTGAGTTACTGTTTCGGCTTTATTAAAATTCCATTCAGGGTCATCTTCACTAAATAATAACTGACCTATTTCAATAGCATCTGTATTCCATATACAACCTGAATCTACATCCCAACTATATGCCCATTTTATACTACCTTTAGGAAAATCTTTATCTCGTTGTCTTTCTGAATCAACACTATCATATAATGCAGCATTATGATATTTACCTCCCATAACTTCTATACCATCATAATCCTCTTGTACTTTTGCCCAATTAATATATGGTAAGTAGTTATAAAATTTCCAACTATGACTAAGACCTTCTTTATCTCTTTGCCAATAATTACTATCTTTTTGTTTAAAGGTATCTTGTTTGTATTTTTCCCAAAAATCTATATGGTCTTGTTTTGTATCAAGTTTTAAAACATTACCTACAATTTTAACTTCATAAAAGTATTTGTAACCATCACACCCCATGTTTTCACAAACCCAATCAATCCATTGTGTACCAAGTCCATACCATAAACCAAAAGGCTTACTTCCTGTTCCACCAAAAGGTCGTCTTTGATTTGCTTCTATACTTGCAAGAGGATTTCTTGTTCTCCAAGAATCTTTTTGAAATACTCCCTTATAGGGAGTAGCAATAGTACGCATATTAGCAGGAATATCCATTTTCATTCTTACATTATTAATGGGTGCTTTTCTAATATGTGAAGTAACCTTTCCACTTATCACTTTACCCGCTAAATCTGAATTAGATACAATTCTATTACCTATTGATACAAGCCAAGTTTCAAGCCTAACATTAACCCATGAAGATATATCTTGTGGTCTAATATCAGTTTGTTTAAGATTTTCTACAAATTTATTTTTTATATCCGTATCTGTTACATAGAATTTAGTACCTTCAGGTAATTCTTTAACTACATCTAATAAAGCATTTTTAAACTCTTGAAAATAAATGCTATGTAATTTTCTTTTCTTTAGAATAGTATTCCAACTCATTGTACCACTATCCTATTTATTAATTTTTTAAGGTCTGAAATTCTAATATGATATGTTCCTCTTGAATCAGGTATAGCCATTTGATACCAATATCTTTGATTTGCTTGTAAATTCATAAACCAATAATACATAAATTGCGGGTCAAGTTGGTCGGTAGCAATAATTTTAATTCCTATATATTGAGGTTTAAATTCTTTAACAGGTTTACCTACCGTATTTGCATCGTGTACTCTAATAAGCCAAAAGTCGGCATCTTGCATATTAGTACCAACTTTAATTAATTCAGACTTGAGTATCTCTTCCCACATATTATCATCTCTTTCTTGGATAGTTTGGTTTATTAGGTCTTTTCTTTTCAGATTTTTGACTTGGTTCTCCCTTCTTTCTTTTTATTGGCTTTCTAACTTTATTTTTATTTGGCAATCAATCACCATCTACTTTCATCGCTTCAGGCTTACCATGTTTAACCCAACATTCATAACAAAACCCAAATGGATAAGTACCTTCAGTACTATAACACCAGCCGCAATATACAAAATCCATTTAACCACCTATCCCATATCTAATTTCTAATAATCTTAATTGTAATAATAGTAAAAATAAACCATTACTTGTTCTTATTGACACACCAACTGCATTACCTATAAACATATCCATGTCACTTTTTGGTATTTGTTCACTACTATTTAAATTATTAAATAATTTATCAAAAGTATCTAATGCTTTTTGTAACTCATTTTTTGATACATCAAATATATCATAAGTAAATAATTCATCAATATTAATATTTCTTGCAACATGTTTAGCAGAAGTAGTAAATAATGGTGAAGCATTAATAAGACTACTTTTGAATATATTATAATGTTTATTAAACTCACTAACGGGCATAACCTCAAACTGAACTTTATTTTCAGACCCCGTACCTCCGAGCATTATATGTTGTTTTCCTGTCATCATTGTAGTATCATTAAAATCATAAAATAATTCTACTTCATCTTCGGTTAATTTTGCTACATTTATTATAGGCTTACCCGTCATTCTAAAATTTCCACCCGTACTACCATACAAAGCATAAGGCATAGACTCATATACATTTGTACTCCAATATTCACTTGAGCCTCCTTCTTGATTTCCTTGATAAATAGTTTCTACTATTTTTTCATCAAATTTTGGTTGTCCTGTTTTCCAATAGTCACCCGTTTTTCTCTTAGAAAAATTAGGGTTTGTTAATTTATATGGGGATTTGAGAATATCTTTCCACATATTATTTTCTCCTTTCTTTAGTTTTTCTTTTTTGTTGATTAATAAAAGTTCTATAAATATCTGCCGCAGATTTTTTACCCATTTCTCTTGCTCTTTGTTCCATAGCAATAGCCGCTTGAGTTTTGTGTGCGTGTGTCCTATTACTTCTTTTTATTTTTGCTACTGAGCGTTTAGCAGTTTCTACATCTTTAAATCCTAAACCATGTATCGTTCCTTTAGGATTTTCATCTGTATATAAATCTGAATGTTTTTTAGAATTAGCAGGTTGCCCTTTCTTTCTTGGTATTCTTTTTGCTTTAAGAATATTTTTCCACACATTATCCTCTCCTCTTAAACCAACCGTGAAGCCCATACTTTTCTTCTAAACTAAAAGTGCCTTTTCTTCTTTTCTTTTTCTTTCCTCTTTTACCTGCTCGTCTTTTATAATCTTTACAGGCTGAACAAGTTGGTCGGCATCTTCTTTTTTGCCCTTTAGAAGCATCCCTTCTACCGCACGGTCTACGCTTTTTTCCTTTACCACATGAAGAACAATCAATCCAACCTTTGTATAATACATCCTCCCATGATTTTTTTATATCACTTTTTAGATAAGTGTCAGCAATTAGTAATCCTATTTTTTCTCCAGCCTCTATATCACTTGGATAATGATTACCCATTAACACTCTTGATAAAGAAATTGCTTCAGCCATATTAAATAATTCTTCTTCCTTATCAGGGTATTCTTCAGCAAGAACTTTTGCTAAGGCATATGCTTCAATAGCATGACCACTTGGAAAAGATGGTGAATCATCTGTATCTGTAATAGAATCTATTTTATCTGAAATTTCATAAGGTCTTTTTCTTTTATATTTCATTTTTAATTTAATAGTATGAATATCTGTATCTTCTATAAAGTCTTTCCAATTATTTATATCTTCATCAACAATATCTAACATCATTTTATGATTATTTTTATCTAAATCATTTTTAGTATCTTCATCCATCTCATACTTTTTCATAATATCAATTACTTCAGGTAATTCTTTTTCGTTATCGGGAAATGATAATTCAGGAAAATCTACATCAAATGATGGTTTGCTATTTAGTAATTTTTTTTTACTATTAGATAATTCTTGCATCCATTTTGATTCAGATTTCTTTACTGAATTTCCCCAATTAGCAGCACCTTTTTTTCTACATTGAACTAATGCGCCACTTGCATAAGCACTGGGCCACTTTTTATATCTTCTTCGCACTTTATAATAACAAGCATCTCTTTTACCTTTAGATTTACCATCTCTTCTTGTTTTTTTCTTGGCTCTTTTAGCACCTGATTTTCTACGGGCTTTGCTTTTCTTTTGAATTATATCCTCCCAACTCAAAATAATCACCAATCCCTACAAGCCATACATCGGGCTGAATAATCTCCTCTTCCACAAGTTTTACAATTATGTCTTGCGTTAAATGATTTCTTTCTTTTAGTGTTTCCACTTTTTCCTGTAACTTTAACTCCTGCTTGACCCCAATGTACTCTTTTATATTTACCTTTTTTACCTGCGGGTACACAAGCCATCCATTTCTTTCCTTTACGATTAGAACTTGTTTTTCCTGTTCTTTTAGTACATCTACTTGAAGAAGCCTTTTTTCTACGCTTCTTTCTTTTTAGAATATCCTCCCAAGACATAATTATTCCTCCAAAATATAATCACCATGTTCATGTTCTTTCATCCAATCTTTATGGTCTAATATATCACTAATAACATATTTTAAATATCTCTCATCAAAACCTTTGAATTCTTTTCCAGCATCTATGAAACCCTGCAATCCTACTGCACCACCTTCATCTTTCAAAACCTTTTTAATAAAACGAGAATAGACTTTATACTTCTTATTCTCAACTGCCTTGAGGTTTGCCTTTAAAATATCTTTCCACATATTATCACATCATATCAAAAATTCTATCATATTCGGCTATAACTCTCTTTGAAATTTCATTCCAATTAACTTCATCCATTGTATAACCACTACCTAAAAATTGTCTTACCCATTCTGAATCCATACCAACAACTGTTCTTGCATTATTTCCCCATGTATCTCTCCAAATTTGTTGCATGGCTTTATCACTTATATCAAAGCCCATCATTCTATTTAATTGTAATGATTGGTCTATATGATGAGGAATTGTAACTTTTAAATCTTCCATTATAATTTCTAATAATGCTTTGGTTGCATCATTTTTTCTTATAATGTCATTCCATCTCATATAAATCACTCAAATGGGTCATCCTTTAATCTAATATCTCCTTTAGTCTTTACTAAAATTTCAAGCAATTTTTCCTTAGATAGACCTTTTAGATAATATTCAATTTCTGTAATAATATCTTGTTTAGTAGCCCTTGCTAATTCTTCTTCAGTTTTTGTATCATATATATCTTCAAATGATTCATTAACATCAGATTGTCTATCATCTACTTCTAATAAATCATCGGCTTTACTTCCACCTGCTGACCTTATTTGCGGTTTTCTTCTAATTGTTTTTAAAATTGTCATCCATGTCATTGTTCTTCCCTACTCCATAAGTTAGACCATAGAGAATTTCTTTTATAATTTTCTCTAAGATATTCGTTAATTTCTTTTCTTGATGGTGAATTAAACTTTAATTTGCTAATAATTTTTTGATACATCTCTTCAAAATTTGTATTATTTCCTACCATTTCATCTACCATTTCTCTCCAATCAGATTTGTTAATAGGTTCAGGTAATTTTCTAAAAACATAATTTGTTCTACCTCCTGCATCACTCGCAATTTTATCCTGTTTAGATTCTACTAAACCATCTCTTTCTAATGCTTTTAGTGTAAATACAAGTTGTGTAGCAGTAAAATCACCTGCCCTTCGACCACCTCTATCCTTTAATCTTTCTAAAACTCCACCTGCTGATAAAAATTGGTCTTCTGATAAACCATATTTATAGACATATCTTTTGTTATGTGGGGAGGTAGCCTTTCCCTTTAGAATATTAGCCCACATAAATATCCCTTAGTACAATTTAATTTAAAGTTACTATTTAAAAGTTATCACAATTTAGAAGTAATTATACTCATGAAATAGTGATACATTCTATTGAAAACTGCATCGTCATCAGTTTTATCTTTTTGGTTTTGATATAAAAATTCTATAACATCCCTTATTAGTTTATAGTAAAATTCATGTCGTAAGTTTATATTACCTATATAGTCAAAAAATAAATCAAATTTATCAAGATTTTTTTTAATTTCTTCTTCCCATTCATCTAAAATAATATGTTTATTTGTTTGTAAGTTAGTATCTTTATCGGCATCTGCTTGTAAAACAATAATATATTGAGTCAAAAGCCAAGGTATTGCAAAGGGATAATTTTCATTTTCTTTTTCAGGTATTGTACCAAAAGATAAATCTATTCTAAACCATAATTTATATGCATTATTAGGATATGCAAAAACTTCTAAATCCCACAAGTTTCCATATTCTTCATAATTTAAACCAAATTCGACATCTTCATTATGATGGTACGATGTTTCCGTTTCTAATATTCTTTTTAATTCACAACACATATCTTCTCGCTCGGCAAGAGCACGATTTATCATAAAAATATTATTATATGGTTTAAACAACGGTTCATTTACTATACTCTTTAATTCTAATAACCATTGATAACAATCATCGTCATCATCATCAGGTAAGGGTTGATTGTCCGACCTTAATTTTTGTCTCCCAACCTGAATTTGGTTTTTTATAATATCTTCCCAATTCATTATAATTCCCTTCTTTTTCTTTCAATAACGCCTCTTGCAAAATGTTCTAATTCACCACAAAATCTAACTAACCCTGTTCTAAAACCACGAACCTTACCTACTTGTCCTAAAGCAATAAACCAAGATATAGAATGTCCATAAGAATTACCAATTTTAACCTTAATTCCTCCACCATCTACTATATGCTGCCCATGTCTAAAATCATAAAATGCACTTGTTTCTAATAATTTACAAAACCATTCATTAGAGGATGGATATTGTGTATCTAAATAATGATAAAATCTAAGTTTTACTTCAAAACCTACATCGCTATTATGTTTTGCCATATAACAGATTGATTGACCCTCCCCTCTTTGTTCTTCAAAAGCAGTTTGAGTGTACCATTTACCATCATCATAATTTTGAATCCAATTTTTAATTTCATCTACTGCTTCTCTCCATAATTGTTCGCAGTTTTTATCATCTTCTTCATCGGGTAATGGGTTATCATCTGTTCTTAATTTTTGACGACCTACTTGAATTTGGCTCTTTTTAAAATCAAATTTCATACCTCTATGTAATTGGACACCTGCAAAAAATCTATCTGCGGCTGAATCGACCTTTTTAGGGTTTAATGTCATTATACTTTCTTCAAATTCTCTTAACTCATGAGCGAATCTTGCTACATTTTTCCACCAATCAAATAACATTTGTTTTTTATATTCGCCTTTGCGTTCAGCACCAAACATCATTGTAAATAAATTAGACATATCACCATCAGGTGTTACCATTTCTGTTTCAAGAACACATTCATTACTTTGTAATTGTAGTTCGCAGATAAAAAATATTTTTACATCTTTTTTTGTTGGTGGTAACACTTCACCCTTAAGATTACCTCTATATGTAACTTTACCTGAAAGTCCAGCAACATAAACTCTTCCACCATCACTTGAATGACTATTAAATGATAATGTTTCTAAAAATTCACACCATTGTTCAGGAGTTAATTTATATCTATAACCTAAATCGAATAATAAAGTTTTATTAGGGTCTATAATATTACCCATCTTTTGAAATTGTCTAACAATATAATCAAATTTTTGAAAGCAATCTTCATCGTCATCATCTGGTAATGGATTATTATCAGACCTTAACTTTTGTCTTGTTTGGCTTATCTGCACTTTAATAATATCTTCCCACATTAGGCATACCTCTTTATAACGCTAAGTAATTCATCAAATTTTTCTAAAGTATTAAATATTTCTAATTCATAACACAACTCACCATCGTACTGTAATCCTATAATTATCTTATCTTCTGATGGTACATGGGTTAAAAATCCATAATCTGTCCTATATATAATATTATTAGTACGGGAATATAAAATCTCACTATCATATATACTAATCTTAACACGAATTCTATAATTTTTAATATCTCTAAAAAAGTCTAAAAATTTACAAAATATTTCTTCTGGAACTCTATCCAACTTATTATATCTATAACTCTTATACTTAGTTTTATTAGCCTCTATCATAGCATCTAAATACATAAACTTTCTTTTACAATCCTCTTCTTCATCTTCAGGAAGAGGTTGGTCGTCAGTCCTTAACTTTTGGCGACCTACTTGTATTTGATTTTTTAAAACATCTTTCCACATTCTAAATCCCCCTTGTATATTCTCTAATCTTATTCATAAATTCTGGACTTGTTGGGAAAGATACCTTAGCGTTACTTTCAATAGTATTTTTGATAGCCTCATGTAAAAATTCCAATTCTTCCATAACTCCTATGGTTAAATCTGGTAAAGCAAATCGTAATAAAACATGAAATTTATTATCTAAATCATAACATGTTTTAACTTTTATTTCTACTTGACAATTTTTACCAAAACTCGTTTTACCTCTATAAACACTTATAATAACACCTAAACCATCTTCTAATACACCTTTTACTTCAAACTTTGATAGTACTGATAAAGTATCTTTTTCAGGTCTATCTAATATTACTAAGTCTGTATGTTCATAATTAGAAAAACCTCCTAATATTTTACACCATACATCTTCATCATATAAATTTCTTGAAAATGCTTCAATTGCTGCACTCTTATTGTAATTTGTAGCATAAGTATTACCTTGAAAAGTTATCGCATGTTTTAAAATTTCTCTAAATATTTTTTGTACAATAGGGAAACATTCTTCATCATCATCTTCAGGTAGTGGTTCTTTATCAGTACGCAACTTCTGTCTTGAAGTAGTAATCTGAACCTTTAGTATATCTTCCCAATTCATAGCCACCCATCCAATTTAATTTCATCAAAATTACTTGTATATTTCATCGGTTTATATTCATTTTTATAAGGAAGATGAAAATCTGTAATTAAACCTTTAATCGCAAATGCTGTTCCGTATTTATCCCTTACTCTAAAATGTAGAAGTTTTTTACTTGGTACAAAACCTGTTCTTTGGCGATTGTCAGAATATCTTATCCCCATATGTATTTTAAAATCATATTCTTCATAAGTATATTGTTTATCAAAATCACTTTTACTACTAAGTTGTCGTATAAAAATCTCTAACATTTCTAATATTACACACGCTTCTTCTTCAGAATATTTATTTCCAGGTCTTGTTCTCCAATATGTTCTTGTGCCATGTAAATATTGTTTAAAATATTCTTCAATAACAGGATTTCCATACATAACATTTTCATAAGAAAACTTTGTATCATTTAGTATAGGTACTAAATTATCTCCGTAATACTGTGCCTCTATCATTGTAGGATTAATTAACTCTACTTTAAGTACAGGTTTCCAATTTTTAAATTTTTCTAAATATCCCATTAATTCTTGATAGCAGTTTGTATCTTCATCATCATCAGGTAAAGGCTCGTCATCTGTTCTTAATTTTTGCCTTGCAACAGAAACCTGCGCCTTTAACAAATCTTCCCACATAATTAATACCTACTTTCATCGTATCTTTTACCATCAAGTCTATCTAAAACTCTACTTGGAGAAGTATTATCTACTTTAGGATTATAATTAATTGGGTCGGGTAACTCTTCTCCATCTTCTATAATAATAAATTTATAAGATGGTGCACTTAACATCATAAATACTCCATCATAAACGATAGCAGTCCCACCAAATAAACTTCCTTCAACAGTCCAAGGTCTTGGATTTCCATCTGCCCTCATTCTCCTTTCTATTTCGTTATATGCATTTTGTCTTGTATCAAATAATTCTTTAGGATGTTGAACCCATTCGCCTCTCAAATTTGGAGAATTATACTGTTCAGTTACAAATACTTTATATTTTATATCCTCATCTTCAGGTAATGGTTCGGCATCTGTACTAACTTTAATATCAGGTTTAACCTTAGAACCTAAAGATGGTTTAGGTGTTTGTGTTGGACCAAATTTCTTTAAAATATCTTTCCACATCAAACATTCCTTCCTAATCTTCTAAGAAGTGCATCATAACTTATACCCTCTTTTGTTGCCTGTTCTTTTAAATCTTCAATCTTATACATTTTTTGATTAATGTATAAATATCCTGGATTTGCTCTTTCAACTTCAGCAATAGTTTCTTCAGCAGTTTGTCTATCCTCACCTGAAGTATCTCTCAAATCTTTTCTTTCTCTAATATTTTCTTTTACATTTCTTGCTACTGCATCAGCAACAATAGTAATTAGTTTAGTTTCACTACTTACTACATCATCTCTTGTCAAGGTTACAGATGGACCAAGTAATCTTTCAAAATAATAATCACCTGATTCATCCTCCATCATGATAATTTCAAATACTTCTCTTTGTTTAGTATCTTTATGTCTATATGAAATTCTAATCTGTAATATTTCATCTGAAATATATCTTTCTCTAACATTAATATTAGAAACTCTATCCTCTCCCTCTCTCATGGCTTGAGTAATTTTACCATAGTATTGACTTGCTGATGCTCTAACTGCTGCTCTTAACCTTTCAACAAAATTATCTACATCAGTTACAATTAAATTTTCACCTTGATTATTTTTAATTTTTAATATTTCTTCCCATGTCATAATACATCACTTCCGTATTCCTGTAATAAGTAAGGTTCTTCAGTCATTAATTTTTCCTTTATCTTATTATACATTTCCATTGTTGCTGGATTTCTTGATGCTTTCTCTTTTACCTGTGGATGTCTAAGTACTGCTAATAATCTACCATTAGGATTATCAGGCATTTGTACTGTATAGGCAATATATTCTTCCATTAAACTATTACCTTCTGATATACCTGCGGATTTATCCTTGTATGGATAATCTAATATTTTTGATGCTTGATGTCCAAACTCATGAGTTAAGGTATCGTATATTTTTTCCTGTTGCTCATAATAATATTCTCTATCAAATGGGAATAATTTAGTAGCCAAATTAACTACTACTGCATCATCTTCAGGACTATAATATCCTGCCGACCTTCTTTTAGGTTCATATCTAAAATCAGCCGTCATCATTTGCGAACTTAATTCATTTAACATTTCGTTAAAATCTTCTAAGTCATAATGTTCTTCAATTCTATCCTTATCAGTATTATAGACTACCTGCACTCTATCTAAAATTTTAGAAATAACTGAATCATATTTTGCTAATACTTCTTTTGTTGTCGGACCTGCTACATCTAATAGGTCTTGTAATTCATTATGAAGTCTATCTATTTCAGGAGTCCAATATTCATATCTACCACCTTTATAAAAACCCATAACATCTTCTAAGTCATCAAGAATATCATCCATATTTGTTGGAGTTAAACTCTTAAGGACTTCAAACCATGTCATTTTTTTTCACCTGTGATTAAATCTTTACCATTTAATTTTTCAGCCTTATCTAACTCTTTAGACTTAACATCAAACCATTGGTCTAACAAAGTACACCTTGTCATTATACATCCCCTTGAATAAATAGTAAAAAATAATTACTATTTAACTTATATGGCTGCGAATTTAGAAAATGATATATAAATATACCATCGCTTTTTTTGAAAAAATGCCCGCAAATTTTTTTGGTACTTGCAAAAAAAATTTTTTTTAATTAAATCTATTTCCAGAATAAGAATATTGTTTTAATTATACATATTAAAATCAGATTTGTTTTCTTTAGATTTATTTGTCATCATTTCTTTCATTTGATTAACAACTTGATTTTCAAAGTCTGTATTTGGTTCTTCACCTCTATGTATATCTGCAAAATGGCGTATTTTATTGTTATATTGTTTAACTAATTCTACAAAGTCCTCTCTTAAATCATTAAAAAATTGCTGTATCTTTTCAGCATTTCTTGGTGGTATTCCTGCTGTTCTTGTAAAGAATGTATAAAAGTCATTCCAATCTGCGAAATGATTTTCAAGTTTTTTCATAATATCTTCTAATTCTTCTGTATTATTATCTTCAGGCGGGTTATTTATGTAAAAGTTGAACACCATAAGGTTGTCCTCATATGCTATTAGGGTATGTTAGGGGTTATAACACTATGTATTGTGTATTTTTGAGCATTTTTAGGTTGTATGCTATTTTGTTGTACAGTTTGTATGCGATTTTGCGTTTTTATGCTGTTAGAAACACAGTTTTTTGCTATGAGGGTGTTTTTCTCTTGATGGAAGAAAAGAATTAAAACAATTAATATAAAATTCAAGAACCTCCAAAGTAGAACCATATGGATGTAAGAATGAATTAGGAAACAAAAAGAACCCTCCGCCATAAGAGATGATGACGAATGAACCTGCAAACAGAACCATATGGTTCATGCGTTAGCATATTATGAACCATGTGGGGGGTGAACAGGAATGTATTGTGATGATGAGTGATTAATATATACATTCTATTTCTGTTACCATATGGTTGTCGCTTTGCAGACATACCTTATCTCAAATAAAATAAAAAATGTAGTGCTTCAAAGTGAAGCGAAAAAAAAAGGAGAAAAAAATATGCCGAAAAACACAGAAAAGAAAGAAAAAGATTTGTCTATGACAGATGAAAGTTGGAACACAAGAACAGGGCGGGTATTGGATTTCTTGAACCATGAAGGTAATCAAGAATATCTAAATTCGTCAGATGACATAATGGATGCCGTTGAATTAATTCAAATGAACATTCGTCGTGGTAATCGTTCAGCCGATAAGAGAAAGAATTTGTGGAATCAAATTCTAATTGAAGGAAGAGAATGGACTATCGAAAAAACTGATGGTGCATTAGCGACTAATTGGCCTGTTTCTGTTGGAAAAGAATCAAATCTTCCAGCCCATGTACAAGCAAGTCTTAAGCAAATTGAACAACACACCTTTGACACATTTGTTGAATTGTGGAATAACAATTTAATTGTTCAACAAACAATGGTTATTTCAGACCGCAACAAAGAATTGGGTGGTTCACCTTATCAAGAAGGAACAGAATTTGCAAAAGCAAGAGCATTTGCTAACAAGCAAAGATTTACCAAGTATTTCAATGATGGTCGTTGGGATGGTAACTTTGACCTTGAAGCAGGGTTCAATATTGCACCACCAATTGATGAAAATGCTGAAACCACAGAATCAACAGGTGATTCATCTGATGATTCGTGAAGAAGAAGATTGATTCTTTTTTAGAATCAGTATTTTCTTAGAGGTCTGAATCAATGTCAGTCTAAGTTTTGGATATTTCTTAGTAAAAAATATTCATCCCATGGGGAGTTTTGATTTCGAGGTCTTGGGCTTTTGTTTTCGTTATCACCTCCGTTAAAAAAATAGTAATATATTTTCTCCCCACCTTTTTTAAATTTTAATTTGTAAAAATTAATTTTTAAAAACTTAGGGTGCGTTACAAAGTACTTACCATATGGATGCATCTTTGAGTAATACCTGATAATCCTACCATTAGGATATATATTGCCTAATCAGGAGGGCACAAGATGGTAGAAGAAGAAAACAACCAAGAAATAAAGCAAGCAACCAAAGAGGATGTAATTGAATTGGCTGAATTCATGGGAATTGAGAAAGGTACTTGTTCATGGGACACCCCAACGAACAAATTTGTACATATGCTCAATTCTATGATGATGCATGAGTTAGCGAGCAATAGAGTAAACCAAGATTGCCTAATGATTCTAATTGGACAACCCATGAACCAATTAGAAGCCATCAAGGAATCATATAAAGCGTTTACAGATGCTATTGAAAGAGCAAACAATGATTACAAGAAAGAACGAAAGAATAAGGAAGAAATCCGAGCAAAGTTGGATAATGCGAGTTGGAGAAACTCACATATTGAGAGGTCTAATAGATTTGCAAGAGTTATTGCTGAAATGGCTCTTAATGATTCAAACCAACTTTACGATGCAATACGGGAGGCAAGAGAAATGTTCCACATTTTCGACGATGAGTAATTAATTCTCATCTACATCCCCTGAAATTAGAGGGGTGGGGCTACATGGTTGGTAGCCCTGCCTCTCGACCTGTGGTTTTCATTACATTATCCAAAGATTCATTTCATTTTCAAACCATATGGTACGCTTTGCAGTACCTTACATTTTTACAAAAATAAAAAAATTAAAACTTTTTTTTCAAAAGTGGCTTGTTTTTTTTACAGAAAAACAGCCAAAAAACTGAACAATCTTAAGTTTGAAGTTACCTTACTAAACCTATGCTTAAGCACACGGAGGAAACTGAATACTTGCTTTGCTAACAAGGTAATCCAAACTTAGGAATTTACTTTCTTAAAAATGGGTAATCCTTAAGATTCTTTACTGTTGTAACAAAAGATAAGTATAATTTTTCTAACTTATCATCATTTCTTGGAATTTTTCCTAATTCTTCCTCCATAACTGAAATGGTGTATCTTGTTAAAAGTAGTATATCTTCGATTCCATCAGCCTTAATATTATTAGCATACCATTGTTTTACTCTTCGTAGTTTTTCTTCAATCACTATTGTTCATCTCCCATTCTGTTAGCCAATCATCTATTATTCGAGCCACATCATCAGGCATATCATTAACTGATAGTTTTTTAGTTTGTTGAATTTTTCCTTCTTCAGTATAAACTAAAATTCTCCAAGCATAAATATTCATTCTTCACCCTCCTTCTTTTTCTTTTCACCATGTAAATAGGTGTCTTTCATTGGACAAATAGCCCATAAATATCTAATAGCATCTACAAAAGCAACACTATCACTAACATCATGAACCGTTGTAGTGCAACATCCATCATCGCATTGTAAATCTGTTGGCATTCAAATCATCTCCTTCAATTTTATGTGTATCATTTTTAATTCATTCCTTGTTTTCATGCCTTCTTCACATTTCCAATCTTCAAGATTTGAAAGTATGTATAGAATCTGTGTTCTTAGACCTTCGACTCCATACATTTGCAAAGCATCATTCATATTTAGAAAATATGTTATTGCATAATCTCGATAAATAGGTTTTTTACCTGTCTTTGAGTCTTTTGCACCAATAACTTTCATTCTCAAATCAACTAATTGCTTGTATAATTCATTAAAAGTTTCACTCATCATCATCACCATTTACTTCTCTTGTTTTGTTAATTACTGCTTCAATCAATAAGTCCATGCGTTCTTTGACTTCTTCAATTGTATCACCTTGAACCCTTGCGGATTCACAAATCCAATTCTTGTATCTGTCTTGCTTCAACTTAATTGTGAAGTTTTTCATTGTTTCCTCTTTCTTTTCCTCTCTTTGTGGTTCTTGTTTTCTCCAAAACATTTTATCACCATACATTTGTAATTAATTTCACATAAGGTTCGGATGCAAAGCAACCTTACCATATGGTTGTAACTTTGTGGAAACCCTATAATTCTAAACGCCTGCATTATAGTGGTGAAAACCAATGAGTAAGAAAAACAAATGGGAAAACAATGCAATATGGGAGAAATTCATTGCGCCTTTGGTAGCGTGGATTAAATCTCTAAACATGGATGAACAAACCGATGAAATGTTGGACATGGTTGAAAACGCTGAATTTCAAATTAAGCGTGGGACAAGAAATGCCTCCAATAGACAAAACATCGTCAAGAGTTTGAAACTTGAATTCGGACATCTTGAGTTTGAAGGTTGGACATCGGTTCGCATTGACAAGGATTTGTTGAAGAAAATGAAGAAACAGGCGAAAGATAATCGCCCCGTTCATATTGACTTCTTCAATAATACATCTGTCAAGCCTACATATGTCAAAGATGATGTTCGTTATCAACACACGGCTGAATCATACGCTGACAAACAAGAAGAAGCGGATTTGCGAAACATCAAATTGATGTATCGGGAATTGGAGTCCTTAGATGCTACCTTTGGGGTTGAATCTAATGATGCCTCTTGAAGAAGAGGACTGATTTCTTAGGAAATCGGGTTCACCCATGAATTGAATGGGCAGTTTTAGCAATTTCTGTAAAAAATTGCAACCCTTCAGGGTTTTATGCGCTACACAAATTTTCACTATATTTCATTTAAAACCATATGGTACTAAACTTCGGCTATGAGTCCGACAAATGGTGATATATAGGGCAGGGGTCGGGGGTCGGGTTGCCTTATAAGCGGTTGAGGGTCGCATGTGGTGTCAAGTGATGGACAACCATGACCCATTATTTCAGACAATTTGTCTTTTATCTGTATGTATAACCAAGACAATATATAAACTATATCTAATTAAATGAATATAGTTATAATTTATTATTCTTCTTCTCTTATTGTTTAATAAAAGAAGTCAAACAATTTGTACTACTTAATTTTCTCGATGGGAATTCCCACATTTTCCCATTAGTATGAGAAAACATTTTGTTAGAGTTATTCTTAATATCTAATTCATTATGTATTATTTAGTATCTTTTCCCCTTTTCCCTTTCCTTCCTTACTTACTTACCTTACTTTTCTTCTTCTTTGTGTGTATATTTGTGTATATATGTGAGAGGGGGTAAGTGTGGGAAAAGTGGGATAATGGGAAAAGGTAATGTTTTGTTAGAGATATTTGGATTATCTCATGCAAAATATTATCTCATACATTTTGTACGATGGGATAATGGGAAAAGGTGTCATTTTGTATGAGTTATTGTTTTGTAATTATTTACAAAATACTTGGATGTGAAAAACATGACAGATACAAAAAAGAAGATAAAACAGACAATGGATGAAATTAGGGATTTCCTAATCCAAAAGAATGAACAATATGGCGATTCCGTGATGAACCCAATTAGGGTTTTCTCTAAAGCAGGAATTGATGAAGGGTTAAGAGTTAGAATTGATGATAAACTCAATAGATTAATGCAAGGTAATGATAGCATGGAATCTGATGAGGATGTTGTTAAAGATTTGATAGGTTATTTGACCCTACTATTAATTCAAATTAGGGAGGAATAAACCTGGGAAAAATGAAACAACTTTACTATATGTTAGAAAATAACTTTAGCGAAGACAAAATCGCTTGGTATATTTTTCTAAATGGTCGTGCTGGCAATTGGCATAAGTGTAAAGAAATTGCAAGAGAAATGAGGGAAGATTATGAAAACACAAGAAAAGAAACTGAAGATGCAAGCAAAACTGAACCTACAAACTAAAGAATTGAGAGAGATTCTTAATCAGATTGAGGCGAAGAAACAAAAAGATATTGCTAATTATGGCAAGCCTTTGAAGAACAAGCAATTGAGAGATAAGGCTGAGGCTAAGAAAAGAGCAATTAAGAAAACTAAGGAAAGTTTGAAGAATATTGAAACCAAACTTGAACAGAAGTTTAAGTTAAATCAAAGGGATTCAAGAGTCCTTGATGCAATAAGAGGAAACTCCCATATTGCAAATACGACTTCAAACAAGAAAGGTTCAAGATTTGATAACCGATTTAATGGTTCAGCAAATTCAAGAAGAAGTGCAAAACTATATCACAGGAGGAAAAAAGAATGACTGATTGTGTAGCATGTGGATGTTTTATATCAGCAACAGGTAAATCAATTATCTGCGATAGTTGTTATGAAGATATTGGTAGAGTAATTAAAAAGAACCCTTCTTGGAAGGAAGAGGTTGATGTAAAACTTAAAGAAGTATCAGAAACAATTGATGATGTTATGAAAGTTATTGAAAGATTGGAGGGTATTGTTAATGAAATACAAAAGAATCAGGATTAAAATCAAAAAGTATCTTGAAGAAAATGGTCCAAAAAGTACACACCAAATATATGAATATATTAATGGTAGTGAAAAGAATGGAATTCAGATGCAAGCATTGGCAAATGTATTGGCTAAGAGTCCATACATTAGAGAATCCCATACTGAAAGGGTCAAGGGAATTACACTCAATTCGTATAAAGGAAAGGTTTGGACTGTAAAATGATGCGAAATGAGATACTGTACAATTTGTATAGTATAGGGCATTGGCTTTTAGTCATTATGTCCAATATATTAAACAAGAACCTTAATAGGCTCAGTTTAGTATGTAAATACGGTGAGGAACAGCCTAATGTCCAATATCAAAAAAGGTGAAAAGAAATGAGCAAAAATGTGAATGAATTGGAAACAATGTTGAAGGAACAGGTAGAAGCAGGTCTTATTACAGACTTTGAACTACGAAGAATTATGAGTCGTGCAACAGGTGGAGTCTATCTTGATGAAAACCAAAATGCACAGTTTGAGTTGGCTAAGAATTTTATCAATGCGACTCTAACTACTCTATCTAACTTAAATGTTGTAAGTGAAAAGAGAATGGAAAGTACCCGAAGGAAGATGGAAAAGGCTATTGTAAAGCATATTACAAATGGTGGAAATCTAACTGAAAATGGAGAACCCGTTTGGGAATAAATAAAAGGAGATGAAAAGAATGGTAAAAATTACAATTTTGAATGAAACAGGACACACAGAACTAACTCTTAGTGCAAGTGAAGCATTAGACCAAATTATCGACCACCCAACCCATTGGGCTTATGTTGATGGTGAATTGGTTTCAAGAGAAGATATTGCTAACATTGATTTTAATGCGGTTGATGAAGTCGTATTGACTCAAGCAATTGTTGGTGGTTCTTGTACCATTGATGATGACGATTATTGATTAATATCAGTAATTAGAGTCTAAAGTTAGTATGCGACTATGGCATATGGTTTTGGTATTTTACCGATAAAATATTCTACTCATAGCAGTTTCCCGTCTGCTTTATCAAAACGGGATTTTTTTATTGAGGTTTCATTATGTATTGGAAAAAAGAAAGTGGCTCAGAAGAATTTATTGAAATTTGTGATTATTTAGCGGAAAAGAGAAATGATTATTATACTTATAGTCATTACCCAAGTCCTCTTTACCATATTAAATATCCTGTTTTGAATAAAGGTTGGAATACTCAATTAAAAGATATGATTGCCGAGGCAAAAGAAACAATAAAGAATTCTTGGAGTGAAGAAACTGAAGAAGAACAAGCAAAAAGGTATGATTGGATAATGATACAAAAACTAAACAGATGGGCAAATAGTAATATTACTTGGAAAGATGGCAAAGATGGCAGGAAAAGATTTGCCGAAGCAAAGGATATGATTTACTATTTCAAGAAAGAGGCGAACTTCTCATGAAGATAATTGGTGATTTCTGGTTTTACCTAAAAAATCTATATCCATTGTGGAAAGATATTAGGAGTCAAAGGAAATATTCAAGGTCTGTTGAAAAGAGGAAAAACGAAGAAGGTCTTTTGTCAGCATTTTTGTATGAATTTGAACAAAATATTATGGAAGAGATGCCGCAGGAGTTAGTTAAATTAATATTAACTGAATTTTGTGTAAATTATTTCAGAATAACTGAGGAAAGTAAATCCGAAATGGATAAAGAATTAGAATCAACACTTGTACAGTATATGAATAAGTACGAGATTACTCTTGTGAGGTATAATACTGCATAAGTAGAAAAACATAGCGAGATGGCTGAGTTTGGTTAAAAGCGCAGGGCTTAAAATCCTGTCCGTATTTGGTTCGTGGGTTCAAATCCCACTCTCGCTACCAATTCAATTTAATAATTAAAATGGGCATATGGTGTAATGGATAGCATTCTAACCTTCTAAGTTGGAGATAGGGGTTCGATTCCTCTTATGCCCGCTTTAATTATTTTATGGAGATGATGGTTATGACAATAACAGGAAAAGAGATTAAGAAAATGAGAAAGGAGATTGAATCATTAGGCGTAGAAATAGTTGAAATGATTAATGCAAGACATATTAAATTGAGGATTAGAAACCCTCAAACGGGAACAGTTAAACTAATTACTGTTTCTAAAACCCCAAGAGCAAGCGGGAGATGGGATGAAGTTAAATCATCCATAAGAAAAGTATTCAGAAAAGAAGGTGAAACAATATGAGTGATGAGAGAAAGAAATTGAAAGAAAGATGGCTGAAAAATATAGGACATACTGTTGCAGATAAACTTAGAGAGTGTATTATTTGTGGTAAAGGCATACAATCATGTGCAAAAACCAAGTCCTTAATTGGTGGTGTAGAACTAATTTCCTATGCTACATGGGGAAGTAGGCATGATTATACCTATAACGATTTTAATCGCAAGCAAATAGCATTTTGCATATGTGATGACTGCTATGAAAAGAATATTGAGAAGGGGATAATATTTGTCAATATTAGAAATGACGATTTTTTGAAGCCTAAGAAAGAAGAAAAATCTTGAATTTTTTGAAGACGACAGCAAGAAACCCTATTTTTTTGCATTTTTTAGTGTAAAAAAGACTATGGGTAATATATATGGTGATAGTATGAGAATAAGTAAATTTTATAGCGAGTATAATATAGATGAAGAAGATGAGTTTTTCCTACCAAGTCGCATTTTTGAAGGTGATTTAAAAGCATCAGGTTGGAAGATAAAAGAGTCATTAAGTTTAGCAAATTTCCATAGAAAATTTAATGACTTAAATGTTATCTGTTCTAATCCTAACTTTTATAGTGATGGACAGATAATTGGAGAAAGCCGAAAAAGTATAATTCAAGCAAGTGGTAATCCTATTATAAAATACAAAGGTAAAGAGTATTGGGATATTGGTAATCTTGTTAGAATACATGGCGATAAAGCAATAGCCGAAATGGGAGAATGGGAATGGTTACAAGTAATGGATTGGATAGTTGTAACAAAAAAAGACAATAGATTGTTAGCACAATTTAACAAATGGGATGAATTACCAACAAGAAAGGAAGTGGAAAAATGAATAAAGCAAGTAAGATTTTAAGTGATGTGACGGTACATATGAAGTATGCAAAGTATTTACCCGAAAAAGAAAGAAGAGAAACATGGGCTGAGTTATGTTATAGAAATATGGAGATGCATTTGAAAAAGTATCCTCATTTGGAAAGTCAAATAACTCAAACCTATGCTGAATATGTATTCAATAAAAAGATTCTACCATCTATGAGAAGTCTTCAGTTTGGAGGAAAGCCGATTGAAGTAGCACCTAATAGAATTTACAATTGTGCTTATTTACCAATTGATAATATTGCTGCTTTTTCTGAGTCAATGTTTTTATTGTTAGGTGGTACAGGAGTTGGATATTCAGTACAATATAATCATATTGATAAGTTACCTGTAATTCAACATCCTAACCCTAATAGAAAGAGAAGGTATCTTATTGGAGATTCTATCGAAGGTTGGGCTGATGCAATTAAGGTTTTAATTAAGTCATACTTTGGTAGGCTTTCATCAACACCTGATTTTGATTTTTCTGATATTAGAGCAAAAGGTGAAAGATTAATTACTTCTGGAGGAAAAGCACCCGGCCCTCAGCCACTAAAAGAATGTTTAGTTAAAGTAGAAGGAATTCTAAAAGACATTCCAACAGGAGAGAAAATTACTCCAATTCAAGCACATGATATTATGTGTCATATTGCTGATGCAGTTTTAGCGGGTGGTATTAGACGAGCCGCTTTAATTTCTTTATTTAGTGCAGATGATATGGATATGATAACTGCTAAATCTGGAAATTGGTGGGAGTTAAATCCACAAAGAGGAAGGGCTAATAATTCAGCCGTTCTTATTAGAAGTAGAATTGATAAAGATTACTTTATGAAATTGTGGAAGAGAATTGAAGAATCAGGTTCTGGAGAGCCTGGAATTTATTTTAGTAATGATAAAGATTGGGGAACTAATCCTTGTTGTGAAATAGCCTTGAGACCTAATCAATTTTGTAATCTTGTAGAAGTTAATGTTAGTGATGTTGTAAGTCAAGAAGATTTAAACTCACGAGTTGCTGCCGCTACCTTACTTGCTACTTTACAAGCAGGTTATACAGATTTCCATTATCTTAGAGAAGTATGGAAAAAGACTACTGAAAAAGATGCTTTACTTGGGGTTAGTATGACAGGAATTGCATCTAATAAGTTGAAAGGGTTAAATGTTGAAGAGGCGGCTAATTTAGCGAAGGAAGTAAATGAGTTAATTGCAAAAGAGATTGGTATAAATCCTGCGGCAAGAATTACTTGTGTTAAACCTGCTGGAACTACATCTTGTGTTTTAGGAACTTCAAGTGGTATTCATGCTTGGCATGATGATTACTATATTAGAAGAATTAGAGTTGGAAAGAATGAGGCGATATATAATTACCTTGTAGAAAACCATCCTAATATTATAGAAGATGAACAATTTAGACCTCATGATACTGCGGTAATTTCTATACCACAAAAAGCACCTAAAGGGGCTACTACGAGAGATGAAACAGCAATTGATTTACTTAGAAGGGTAAAGTATATCGCAACAAAGTGGGTAAATACAGGACATAATACAGGTATGAATACTCATAATGTATCAGCAACAATTTCTATTCGTAAATTTGAATGGGATGAAGTTGGAGAATGGATGTGGAATAATAGAAAATTCTACAATGGATTATCCGTTTTACCTTATGATGGTGGTACTTATGTTCAAGCACCCTTTGAAACAATTATGAGGGGTAAATATGAAGATATGATGGCTTCATTGACTTCTATTGACTTGACTCAAGTTAAGGAAACAGAAGATAATACAGACTTGCAGGGCGAAATTGCTTGTGCAGGTGGAGTATGTGAAATCTAATACAATATGTAATAGATAAAAAAGGGAAGTTTTACTATTTTCTTCCCGAATATTGGAAGATATTGGATTTTTCAAAAAAATAGAAACAAATAAGAAGTGATAGAATGAGCGAAAGCAAGGATTATGAAAACGAAGAAAAATATGAAGTGATAAGGGTAACTTCTTTGAAATCAAACGGTAGCGTTTGGACAAAGCAGTACGATAATGAAATTGATTGGAATAAGGTAGTACCAATGTTACTATCTAAGTTTCCTCATATTTTATTGAGTAAGCAAACATTGAAGCAAGACCCACTAACACACTTAATGAATATGGAGTGATTGAAATGCAAATGAAAGGAAAGAAAGCAGTAGAATTTAGATTGATAGAGAGCGAAGAAATGCCACCTGTGGTAATTAAAAGAAACGAAACAGATAACGGTTGTGTAATTGTATTAAACCGAGCACATACTATATGGCTTAGTTTAAATCGTAGCACAATTCCTGGAATTACACAAAGTTTAGCCGAAAAATTAAATCAATTGTGTGATGGATATTTAGAACAACAACTGTTTAATGCGGAAATGGAGTGATTTTTATGGAAGAATTTATTGGACATCATATTGAAGGTGAACATAAGCAAGAGATTAACATCAAAAGTGGTGCTTTGAATCAAGCACTAATTAGAAGATTAACAGAAATTAGTGTTTCTGATGATTGGGATGTAGCAAAACATGAATGGAGAGCAACAGGACAAGTATGGTATAGACCTTTAAGATATGAAGGTACTAATATTCAACAATTACCTGCACCTCATGGGGATAATCATCCTAATTATTGTGTATGTGGACATCCAATTGCATGGCATTTTGAGGTTGAAAATACTGAAAACAATACTTTAGAGATTCTTGGTAGTGAACACATTACTAATTGGATGATTATTCGCCACTTAAAAGAAAACAAAGGTATTCCTGATGATGCAATTACTGAAGAGAAGATAATTGAATGGATGAAGGAAGCAGTTAAAACTATGAAAGCCGAGTGGTGGTGGAAAGAAAATGGGGAAGATTGGGAAGAAATGTTTAATGAAGTTAAAGACTTAGATATTAGAATTAATGTCCGTTCAAAAGGACAATATTACGACCATTCTACTAAAAGATATGAACCACACATGACTATTGCTAAAACAAGGACTAATTCATTAGGTAAAATGGCTTCTGTTGTTTGGCGTTGGAATCACCCCGATAACCCAAGAAGACAAATTGATACAAGAGGTTATCCTAATGAACAATTATGGAGAGATGTTCAATTACTATTTGCTAAATCTCAAAAGTTTGAAAAGTACTTAGATGAAAAAATGGAAGAGGTTGAACAAAGAAAAGCATATGTCCGTGAACAAAATCAAAAGGCTATGGAATTGGCTGAAGAAAGAAGGGAGAGAATTAAAGAGGAGGCTAATAGAATTAGAGCCGAAACAAAAAGAGAATATGATAATACAGCATTAGCAGAAGCCTGTGAGTATTATGATATTCCTGTATTTTCAGTAGAAGATGCAAAGAATGATTGGGAACGAAGATTCTTAAACGATATGTCTAACAGAATTATTAGAAAGCAAACACTTTCTGTTAATCAGTTAAATGCACTATTAAGAATCATTGCACCTGCATTAGATGAAACACCTGCATCTACAAAACAAATTAATTATATTAAAAAGTTAGGTGGAGAAGTTACAGAAAACATGACAAAAAGCCAAGCAAGTGATTTGATTGGAGAATTATTAAGGAGAAATTAAAATGGGAGAAGCAATATTTAGAATTAGACATGCAAGTGATGATAGAAACTCTATCTTAGAAACTAAACTAACATCATCAGCATTTATGAGAGATAGAACAATTGATATTTGGGCACAAAGACAACGCCAAAATATTTCAAAAGAACCTACAATTGAGAGTATTCACAATGCTCTTAAGAATACACTAAGAGTAAATCATCTTGTTAGAAGTAGCGAGAAGTCAAGTATCTTTATGAGAGTAGGTAATTGTAAGTATCTTATTAACATGAGAAAGGTAGGTAATAGATATATGGCAAATGGTGAGTTTGCTAATCTTGATACTATTATGAAAGCAATTAGTAGAACCATTATGCGTTCCGCTTATATTAATGGAGAAGGTGAAGAAGCACAAGAAGCATTAGATGATTATTTCTTTAGATGTATCTATGTTCCTGAAAATGTTTCCTATGCTATGGAAAATAGAGTACCATATAAATTCTATGAAAGAACAAATGACGGTGTTCAAGAAAGAAATACCCGTTTGTCTTTGATGAGAATTGCTGAGGATAACTATGCTCTTGAAATTAGTAGCGGTGTATGGGGAGAAATTAAGACAAGAGATTTGAATACTTTTATCAATTCCTATCTTTATAATAAAAGAACGGGTAAGTGGTACATGGTTTCTCCTGCTGAATTATGGTTTAGGACTGTTGGTGAAAAAGCCACTCCTGCACAGGTTAAAATTATGAAAGAATTTTTGAAGCAGAATAGGAGAAGCGATTTGGCTGAACAAAGGGCTATGGAATTGTTTAATGATATGGTTAAGAAATACGATGTAGTTACAAAAGGTGTTTATTCAAGAAACGGTGAAGATGTTTTGGCTATGTTTGTTCGTGGTAAATATGCTGATTGGATGATTGTAGATAATCAATCTAAGAGAGGTATTCAAGATGTGAGCACATATGTTCTAACTACAAGAAATACACAAGATGTAAATCCTGTTATTCCTAATGTAATAAATAATACTGATAATGAACCTTATTGGGCAGGACCTATTTGTATTGATAATCTTTCAAGTGGTGCTTCTGTTGGCGACCAATTTGCTGCGAGAGCATTTGCTTGTATGAATGATACTATGCTTGTTAAATTAGTTTCTACTGTTAGGCGATATATTAATGGACATGAAATGAATCAACAAGATATAAGGTTAGATTGGGATGCCGTGTGTAAATTGTCAGTCGAAGCACCTGAACTTAAACAAAGAAATTAATCTTCCTGTTTGTGCAGTTTGTGGTTGTATTCAGGCTTATAGGATATATGAGGTTAATGATATTTTACCTAATAAAAAGATAGTAGTAAATGATTTAACTTTGTTATTAAATGAATACGATATTGAAGATAGAGATGAAGTTATTAAGAATGATAAATATATTTCTTATACTAATTTGTATTATAGTTATGATAGTGCTGAAAGGGCTGTGGCTATATTATATTACACAATGAGAGATTTAAATAAACCAGCAAATATGCGAACCTACTGTAAATTCTTAGGTTGTAAAGAAACAAGAGTTTCAAGATTAGCAAAAAAGATTGCAAGACATTATTCTAATTCTGGAGTGTTTGGTATAAATGATATTGACGAGTTTTTATCTAATATGGAAATCAAATGTGAGAAGGTTTCTGAAGCGTGTAAAATGTGGAATGAAACCCAAACATTAACAAGAGGCATTATTGCCGCATATGTATATGAATACACACCATATACTCAAAAACAAGTGTGTAAAAAATTTGGAGTTAGTTTGCCAAGATTGAAAAGAAACTTAAGGAAAGTGAGACGAAATGAGTAAAAGAAATGTAATGATAATTGGTGCAGGTGGAATTGGAAGTTTTCTAATACCACTTTTGGATAAAGTAGGAATATATGATATTACTGTATATGACCCCGACATTGTTGAGGAAAAGAATATCACATATCAAAACTTTACCAAAGAAGATATTGAAAAGAAAAAGGTTGATGTAATGGATGAAAGATATAATGTATCTGCTAATCCTTATCCTGTTCTAACTGCTAATCAATTGAAAGGATATGATTTGGTTGTTTGTTGTGCTGATAACTTAGATATTAGACGCACTATGTACAATTCAAATGTTAAATGGTTAGACCTAAGAGCACAAGCAAGAAACGCTGCAATGATTTCTTTCTTGGAAGATGCTAATTTGTATAATGTATTTACAAGTGGACCTGATGGTTCTTTTAGTTGTCAAGGAGATACTTGGGAAGGAAAACCTGAAGGTGTTAATTTCATGCAAGTTGTAATTGCAGGTTATGGCGCACAATGGATGCAAAGATGGTTTAATGGAGATTATGTTGAAAAGCATTTTAGAATTAACGGGTGATTAAATGAATTATGTTGAATTGATTAAGAACGGTCATATTACTCCTATTATTTGTAATAAGTGCCCAAAAGAAGATAAGGTTGTAGATAGAGAGTATTTTAGCGGAACAAGGAGTAAAGAAAATTTCCCTATGTCAATTGCTTTTATGTCGCCTATCTTATCTATTGGATTAGATTGTGCTTGTAATAAGTGTGGTAAAGAAGCAATACATATGTATATGATTGACCCTTTGGAAAAGCACAACATCTTTGAGAATACTAATTTTCCGAAAGAAGATTATCCATCAATGTATGAAATAAATTGGAGTGAGGAAGAATGAGTGAATATAAAGATTATACAAGAGAACAGTTGATTGCTATGTTAGAAGAATCAAATGATATTGTTGATGCAGTATCAAGTTTCTTAGGTGCGACTGTGGTTGCTGATTTATATATGAATCATAGGAGTGAGGAAGAATGAAAACTTTATTTATAGGAATTATGGGAATGATTGTATTGTATTGTATCGGGAGAGTATTGTACCCTGATATATCAAATAAATCAATTCAACAAGAGTTAATTAAAATGGAGGAAGAAGAATGAATTTCTTTTATATAGAAACTTGTCCTTTGGCTATTGCTAAAAGTCATAACAATGCACATTGTATCAAGATGATTTTAGAGTATGCACAAATGCTATCTACGACTCATAGAGTTTTAGACCAATACTATGAAGAAGTAGATGGTGATTATGTATTTAGACCATTACCTAAAGATAAGCAAATTCTTTACAAAATTGCACATCTAAATCACCCTACAACTATTTGGGTTAGAGAATCTGTACAACATTATGATTTTATGTTTGATGTATTTGAAGCATTGTGTGATGAATATACTTATCGTTATGGTAAAGTACATCAATCAGATAGATTATTGAGAGAGATGTTGAGAAAACCACCATCTAATCTAAAAGATAATGGATTTCAAGAACCACCTCAATGTATGCCCGATAAATACAAAGTAGAGGGAAATAGCCTTCAGGCTTATCGCAATTTTTACAAAGGCGATAAACAATGGAATGATTGGAGAAGTGAATATAAAAAAAGAGAAAAGCCAACATGGATGTGAGATAATGACAGAATGGAAATTAGGAATAGGAACAGGAAATGCAAAATGTAGGGTATGTGGCAAACTGATTAAAGAAGGTCAGCCAAATATCAAAATAGTCAATTCAAGGATTAGTGGACAAATTCACTCTAATCCTTTTGACTGTGGAAAAGAAAGACAAGAACAATTAGGATTTGAATATATAGGAGATGAAGAAGATGAGTGACGAAATGAAGAATAGAAAGTATTGGGAGTGGTATGCAGACCATAGTAATATCGTAGCATTATGCAGATTTTTACATGATGTAAAAGGTGTAAGTGTAGAAGATTTACTTTATGCTTTGGAGAAACCACATAAATATGAAGATGAATATAGAGAAATGTTAAAACATAATGAGGAGAGTGAAGAATAATGTTTGAATTATACTTTATGAAAATATTAGATGAATACAGAATTATGCCGTTTATTGGCGAATTTATAGGAGAGTGAAAATATGCAAACTTATGATATAAAATGGGAATGGAATGAATGCAAAGAAATGATTAGAGATATGTTTGATGGCGATTACCAAGATGATGAATTTTTAAATACCATTTGGGAAGTTTCAACTGTATTACTTGATGGTCTTGAAGTTTCAGTTATTGTAGATGCTGATAATAAACTTTTCATTTCTAAGGGTACTGCAAGTTTTGTAGATTATAAAGATGAAAATGTTGTTGGTATGAAAATTCCTCTTAAGTCTTGGATTCATACTCACCCATTTGGACAAGCATATTTTAGTGGTACAGATTGGAATACTATTAATTCTCAAATGCCTATCCTTAATTCAGCAATTGTACTTGGAGATATGGAGAGAATGAAATGGTGGAAAACACAGAATGGAACACAAAGACTCGCAAAGATGACAATGGAAGAATTGTCAGAAGAAGAGTAAGGAAAATAAGATTTCCCGTATTATCTAATTTAGTAATTACTTGCCCTATATGTAGTGGACAAAAATGTAATGTTTGCAATCAAACAGGGGAGTATGAATTAGAATCAGAACCTTATGTGGAAATACAACAACCTTTGATAATCAAATATATTGTTGATAATATAGAATCAGTATCAAGCGAGATTCAAAGATTGTATGGTAAAACGCCTAATGTAGAAACATATATTGTAACTGATGAATACGAAATAATTAGAGTTGATTCTCTAAGTGGTTCGGTTTGGATTGCCTTGAACCTTAAAAAAGTTGAAAATCCAAAATACTTTTATAACAAGGAGAGTGTAGATAAATGGTTAGTGTAAGAGAAATAAAAAGAATATTTGAAAAGATAGCCCCAGAAAGGCAATTGCCTTTACCTGCGATTATAGAATTTCAAACAAGAGCCGAAAAGATTTTGGAACAGTTTGCTGAATTGTGTAATTTAGAAGCAGGTGGAGATATGACAAAAACAAGATTGACTAAGAATCATGTGAAGTTAGCATCAGTTAATTTTAATGATAGAGTAGTTGAAAGAAAAGAAGAAGAATTAGAATTTGGAGAATGGAATACAGGAGATGATGAAGATGCTATGGAATGATTTTGCAAGAGTAAATGAAGACTTTATTGATATGACACCCACACAAATGGTAAAGTATTTTGATGATAACCCAATGGATAATGTTGAACAAATATTAAACCTATGGGCAAGAAACTATCCTAATAATGGTGCAGGTGAAACAGGACTAATTAAGAGAGTTGCTGATAAATATAATGTTGATGCAGGTACTATTGAAACATTAGTAGAAATACATGGTGGATTAGGTGAAGCAATTGAAACATTATTTGGTGAGGCTGATGGAAATAGAGATATTACAGTAGCCGATGTTTATACTGCTCTACACGGAGAAGATATGAATTCAGTATTTACTATGATTATGGAATGTTTTGATAATGTAGATTCTATGGGTAAGAAATGGTTAGCATCCTTTTTGTTAAATGAAACAAGAAATAAGTGTGGTAATAATGTCGTTAAGAAAATACTTCAAAAGACATATGGTATTCCTGCAAGTGATATTAAGAAGGCTGTAAGTTTCCTACCTATTGAAGAAGTTATTTCTCAAGCAGTTAATAATGGTGCTTTAGTATATGTTCCCGAAGCAGGTAATTATATGAAGCCTATGTTAGCAAAGGGTGGAGATTTTGTAGTAACAAATAAGAGATTCTGTGATTACAAGTATGACGGTATTAGAGCACAAATTCACCAAAATGAAGAAGGTATTACTATCTTTAATAGAAAAGGTGATGATATTACATCTAAGTTTGAAAATGATTTGATTCCTTTGATTGAGAAAAATGCTGACCCTGTGGATTGGATTGTTGATGGTGAGATTTATCCTGTTGATACAGAAGGCAACCCTGCTGAATTTAAGAATATTATGAGTCGTATTCATGGTAAGACTGAAGAAGTAATTTATCGCAATCCTGTAACTATTAAATTGTTTGATTGTTTGATGTATGGTGGGCAACCTGTATTTGAAGATGATTTAGATACCCGTTGGGAAACACTAAAAATGCACTTTGGTAATGATTTGATTGCTGACATGGTAGAGGTCTATAATCAAGATGAATTTTTAGAAGTCTATAATGATGCAATTGAAGCAGGATTTGAAGGGGTTATTGTAAAAGACCCTAATATGGCTTATGATTTTGGCGCAAGAAGTAAAGGTTGGTTGAAGTATAAACCTCCAATGGTAGATATTGATGTTATTATTACTGATGCTCATGCAGGTAAAGGTAGATTAACAGGACAATATTCTTCTTTTGATATTGCTATTAAAGATGGAGAAACATTAATTCCGTTTGGAAGAGTAGGTAGTGGATTTACAGAAGAGGACATAATGTTTTTAACCCGACTGTATAACCAAACAGATAGGGAAGATATTATTATCGAGGTCAAGGGTGATATGATTACTAAAAATGAATCTGGTGAATACGGTTTAAGATTCCCAAGATATGTTAAACACCGAGATGATAAGACAGAACCAACACAATTAGAAGAATTAGAGGTGAAACTATGAATATAAGAAAAATAGAACAAGGGAAAAAGTGTCATTATTGTAGAGAACCTTTTAATGGAGTAGAAGAAGGATTAGTACAAATATTACCAAATGGTGAAGAATCATATTATCATTTAAGATGCGTTGGTAAATTAATGGTGTATAGAATTGAGGGTGTATTACCTAAGCATTTATTTACAGCAGTAGTAGATGAATTAAATAAGCCATTACCAATTGAAGAAACAGGACAGACTACACTTAATGATTTCCATGAAGAAGAATAATTTTGTAGATATTATAATAAGGTATGAGCAAAATGTTTAATGAAGGACAATTACAAGGAGTGCTATTAACAATAGCAAGACCTGAAGTAACTGCCTATCAATCACAAAGTAAAACGGGTTGGACAATTAGAACAAGGATTATGTTTAGAGCAAGTAAATCTTTTCTTGTAGCACTACAAAGAAAGTTTGAGCAGTTAGAAATTAAATCTATTCTCAGACTTATAGAGGGTGCAAATAGAGAAGCACCTGTGTTAATAGTAGGTAAAAGAGATTCTATTAAGATTTTAAGAGAATTAATGCCTAAGCATATTCCTTGTTCACATTCAAATTGGGCTTTGATTGATGATGTAATGGCAAGTATGGAAAATAAAGAACACTTAGAGGATGAAGGAATGAGTAGATTGATAGAGTTGATTAACAATGAAAGGAAAGACAAAGAAGTTTAATTTATATGTTGGTGGAAACGGTAGTGGTAAAACCAAAAGAGCGAAGCAACAATTAGGTTCAAGACCCTTTGTTGTTTATCAAGCCAATGATATTAAGTTAGACGATGTTTATTCTTATCCTAAAAATCATGGTATATTAATTGAAGATGTACATTACAAACCTAATAAAGATAAGATACTTCAAATTCTATATGTCTTAGATTATGTAGCATTAACATCAAATAATGAAAAGGATGTACCAAAGGCTATAATGAATCTATGCGTAAGAAAAAGAATGGGTCAAACAGACAATAGGCAAATAGAAATAAAAAAGATTGCACCAAACGCTGAATCAATTAAAAAGTATGAATCATCAATTTATGATATTAATATAGCATACTTAAAAAATAAAAATAGAAAGGAGGTATTAGATTTGATTAAATATAACAAGCCTTCTGATATGCAATTGATTAGTTGGATTCAGCCTAATATTGATGTAAGAAATATAGCCTTTGCTGATAATATTATGAGGAGATGGAGTACAGATTATTTCTATGAAATACTAACTTATTCATGGTCGGGTTATCATGGTGGTAGAGTAGAATTTCCAAGAAGAAATAGTTATTCACCTGTTCCTAAAATATGTGCAAAGTTAGGGTTGAAAGAAAAAGATGCCTATTTAGTAAAGACATTTTTGAAAAACCCTGAGTATCAAGAATGGGCTATTAGTAAGTTAGATAGAGATGAATGTAAAATCTTAGGTTTAAAGAAACCAAGAAAGCAACCGATTAGAGTAGTTAATACAAAGTTAGGTGATTGGTTATGAGAATAGCAAAAGGAACAGGAGTATCTTTTAACGCATGGTTAGGTAAGATAGATAAGACTGTAAAAGATAAAGTTAGATTTTTACAGTTAAGAGAATTCTATGAAGATGATTTAACTCCTGAAGAGGTAAAAATAAAGGTGGATATTGATGGTTAAAAGAAATTGGATTAAAGGCGTAAGAAGAAAAAGAAATAAAACTTATGCTGAAAGGTTTATTGATAGAGCCATGAATGATGGCGTTGAAAGAAGTGCAAGTCAAATATTAGATGCTATTATTGATTATATTGATAATAATGGTTTAACATATAACTATGTACCAACAAAAGGAAAAATAATTAATTATGTTAATGACAGTAGTAGGTATCATAAAACTATCAATAAAACATCCAATACTTATACCAAAATATATTTATGCGAAACTTGTGATGGGACAGGTTTCGTTAGACATAATAATTGTAAAGAATGTAATAGTGAGAGTGAAGAAGAATGAAATGTGAAATGTGTGGATTAGAAAATGCTGAACATAAAGGAATGCATTGTGGAGTGTATAAAGTTTGTAACGATTGTGTTACAAAATCAGTACACGCAAGAATGTGGCTTCTTGGTAAAGCAAAGGAAATTAAAACGGATTATTTATACGGTGTAGATTATAAGGTGAATAGCGATGATGCAGGAAACAAATAAACTACTGAATAAATTAAATGAAAACATAGAACGAGGCAATAGAATACTTGTCGTTGTAACGATAGTTAATATTGCTACTGTAATTATGATAGGATTGGTATTACTATGAAATGTAAATACTGTGATGGCTCAGGGGTTGCCATTGAAATGCCATGCCCCGAATGTAAAGGATTAGGAGAGATTGAAGATGAATTGGACAGAAAAATACAGACCACAAAGAGTAAGTGATATAAGAGGACAAATTAAATTTGTATCAGATGCAAACTCATGGATTGAAAGAGGCGATATGCCTAATGTTTTAATCTATGGAAATCCTGGAAATGGTAAAACAACAGCAGGACATTGTTTAGCAAATGAATTTTTAGGTGATGGTAAGAGCGTTAATTTTATTGAGATTAATGCAAGCCAAGATAGAAAGTTAGATACAATTAGAAATACTATTTCTAACTTTGCGAATACTAAAGGTACAACACCTTTCAAGATTTGTATGTTAGATGAGATAGATGGTATGACAAGAGATTCTCAAAGAGCATTAAAGAGAGTTATGGAAAGAGCAACCAATGTTAGGTTTATTATTACTTGTAATGAACATAGTGATGTTGATTATGCTATCCGTAGTAGATGTGCTAATTATTGGTTTGAACCTCTTAGTATTGATGGTATGGTAGAAATGCTTTGGCAAATTGCTGAAGAAGAAAATATTGTATTAATAAAAGATGAAGTTATTGATTTCTGTAAATCACTTAATGGTGATATGCGTAGAGGTATTAATGAATTACAAGCCATCGCATTTAGTGGTTCAAGTTTAAGCAAAAAGACAAAAGAGTTTATGATAAATTACGATAAGATTTTGGATATGCTTGTGGATGGACAAGTTTTTGAAGCAAATGACCTATTGATGAAAGAAGTATTAAGTGGTCGTTCTGTAAAAGAAATATGTAATAATCTACATCATTGTGTATTAGATATGGAAATTGATAGAAGCATTATGTTTAAGTGCCTCAGTCATATAGGAGAAATGGAATGGAGAAGCAAGTCAATGACTCCAAAAATAATCGTGTCGTGGTTCTCGGCACAATTCATTGACAACTAAAGAAAAGACAAAGGAAAGTGAAAAATATGAATGAAAGAATAGAAAAAGAATTGAATGGATTAGCAAACAAATTGGGTAAGTCTGAAGCCGAAATGCTTGAGAAGTACAACGAAATTGCAGAAAGTAACAACCTTGATTTAGAGAATGAGCGACAACAAATGGTTGCACTAACTCTAACAAGAAACTTTGTAAGAGGTTCTCTAAAGTCTAATACTACTAAGAGAAGTAGTGGTGGATATGGAAATGATGCTTTTGGATTTGTTGTTGGGTCTGAACCTGCAAGAGATGTTCAAGAATGGAAGAGAAAGACTTTGATTAGTGATTATAATAGTAATCCTAATACTGTATTCAATGAAGAAAGATGTGCTGAAGTTGTACTAACTGATGCAGGTTATGAAAAGAGTCAAGTTGTAGATGGTGATGTACAAACTAAGGTAATTCCTCAATTGCCTAATTCATCTATTGAAGTAGAAGAAAATAAGTGGATTGTACCTCTTGATAATATTAAGTCTTTTATGAGTGGAGATTCAAACCCTCGCTATGGAAAGCCTCTACCTGCTGAAGAATTTAGAAGAAGAGTACATTTAATTGCAAAGAAAGACGGTGGAGATTATCAATATTGGACTTTTGGTTTGAAGAATATTGCCGCTAAAGAATGGGATGTAAAACCATTTGAGTGGATTCATCTAAATGCTTTATTTAATGATGACAGAAATGCTTGTTATGGTATCAAGGGAAGAACACTTGCTTCTCTACAATACAATGCTAACTTAGATGAAGATGATGATTTGTATGTTGGTAAGTTGCCTTCTATGGAAGATTTACTTGTAGATTGTATGGAAGAATATATTGCTGATTTGATGGAGATTGAAGATTATCATTCTACTATTATGTCAAATCCAGGAATGAAACTATGTATTACCGATGGTATTGTAAGCAGTATGAATTTGACTGTAAATGAAAAGACAGGAAATAGAGTATTGTGGATTGAACCTGCTGATGCAAGTTATGGATTTGAAGAAGCCGATATTCCTGATTCAACCCCATGTTGGATTCCTTCTAATGTGGAAATTGATTTTGGCGTAGGTTCTGATATTATTGTTATTGGTAGAACAAATCAAACTCTAAAAAGAGATGAAGATGGAAACCAATTAGAAGATGAATGGAATCCTGTTTCAATGAATGTATATGGTATTCTACCGAGAGTTGCTCTTGGTGCACCGAATGAAGTTATAGAATCATCTGATGATGAATCATTGAGTTATTGGTGATTTTAATGAATTGGAAGAAGTTAGGATTTTACAGTAGTTTAGTATCTATTGTTGGTAGTATTGCTATCTATGCTTTGCACGATGAGAATTTAGGTATTTTTGTTGGGCTTTGGGCATCAGCATTATTACTTCTATCAGATAGAGTCGAAGAAGTACTTTGATTGTGCTTTGATTTATGATGTGTAATCGTAGGCGTTAATGACGGTCATAGAGGTGCGAAGCCTATACAAATGAGGTATTCAAATGAGTGAAGAAAGATATGTAAGAATGAATCAGTTAAGTTTAGACTTGGCTGAAGTAGAAGCAATTGAGTGGAAGAAAATAGATGATGATGAAAATATATCAGCGCAAGATTTGTATTCAATAAGAATACATCTAAAGAGTGGTAAAATGTATTCAAGACAATTATTTGAAACTCAATTTGATGAACTGAAAGAACAGTTTAAAGGATTAATTAATTAAAAAAGGAAGTGAAGAAAAATGGGAATAGGAAATAAGAAAGGAAATGCGGCAGGAAGTGTATTGAAAAATGCAAAGGAAGAAAGCGGATTATCTGCTTTTAAGGAAGCAAAACTAAGAGCAATGAATCAGCGAAAGAAATTACTTGAGCAAGATTCAGCATTTATGATTTGTGGAATTAGTGGAAATCCAGGAACAGGTAAAACAGGAATTGCTTTAGATTGTAGAACCGAAGAAGAAAAAGAAACACATTGGTTGTTTATTCTTGATTTTGATGAAGGTGCTGAACCTACATGGAGGCAACATTGGGCTAACGATGAAAAGATTGTTATCTTTAATCCATATATTTACAATGAAGATATGACTGTTGATTATTTGGCTACGGCTGATATGGCAAGATTCTTTATTGCTATGGTTAAGGAAGCAATTGAAACAGGACAAATTGAAGATGGTGAAGATACTGTACAAATTGATGCAGTAAAGGCTATTGTTTTTGATGGACTTGATTCATGGTTAGATACTACAAATATGATTGCAAGATTAAATCATATTAAGGGTAAAGACCCAAGAGCAGCAGATAAAGTAAAAATGGTTCCTACACAATGGTATGCAAGAACAGAAGAGTATAAGAGATTATTTAAGGCGGCTTGTCAATTAAGATGTCATAAATTCTTTATTACTCATATGAAAGAAGTACATGATGGATTTGATATTGTTGGTATGAAGCCTGATTGGGAGAAATCTACAACGGCTAAATTATTCCAACACATTGAATGTAAAATGGAAGAAAGAGGTAAGACATTTAAACTTACAGGAACAGTTAGAAAGTCTAAGACTAATGCTGATAATGTAGGTCAAACATTTACAATTATGGAAAATAATGGTAAAGAAATTGTATGGAATGGTATTCCTGCAATTAGCGAGAATACTCTTTGACTTGGTTATGACGGACTCTAAAATTGATAATTCGTTATGTAAATTGTGAGTCTATACAACCATGAAAAGATATAGGGTTTTGTTAAGCGGTAATTGAATAGAGAAGTGGCTAATGCAAACGGGGTTTTCCTCCATCCTTCTATTTCCCCTACTTTAAGGAGATGTTAATATGAAATGTAAAGTTAATGGTAAATTGTTAAAAGAGAAGATTGAAAGTGTATTATTGAAAGGCAAATGGAACAACGGTGGTAGTAGTAAAAATACTATCCTTTGTCCATCAGTTATCATTAGTGTACAGAATGAGAATATATGTAAGTTATCTAATGGTAACCCTTCTACATATGTTTCTAATACTTTAGAACTTATAGAGTTAGAAGATTGTGAAACAGGTAGAGTTTCAGTAGATTCTGAAATCCTATTGAAATATCTACCTAAAGAAGATTGTATTCTTCAATTGGTAAATAATATTTTTCAATTGGTTTCTGAAAGAAAGACAGTAAGAATTCCTATATTAGAAAGACATGAAAATAATGATAGTATTTTATTTGTTGAAAAGAATCTAAATATAGAAAGAAATATTAATACTGAAGTTACAGTTAGTGCAAGAACAACACTAAATACAAGAGTTAAAGTTAGTACCGATGAATTGGTAAATGCTTTATCAGATTGTGAAGCAGTTGGAACTTCAGTTTTTCAGTTAGATTATGATGGTGAACATTTAAATGTTTCATCATCTAATGGGACAGAATTAGTTATGGTAAAGATTGAACCTATGGAATCCGTAGGTGAAAAAGCAACAATGGAATTTAGCGCACCTGTACATAAATATTTAGAAGGTCGTGCTACAATTTTATCTTTTGAAGATGAAACTCCACTTGCATTACTAAGTGGTAATTTAAAAGTGTTAAGAGCACCAAGAATAGAACATTAAGGTGATTAAATGGGTAAAAAGAATAAGAAAAATATAGATAGAGAAATTATAGAAAGACTATTATTAATGACACAGCATTTTGCTAACGCTATTAATTTAGAAACTGCGGCAATATTACATAATATGGGAGTATGTCAAACTTATATTATGCCTGATGAAAATGGAAATAACAATTGTCCTATTTGTAGAATGGAAAAAGAAAAGAAAGAAGCGGAGTCGGAAGATAATGACAATGAGCGACCATCAAGATAGCGAGATATTCGCATATGATAAAACATGGGAACAAATAGAATCTTTTTTAGAAGAAGCCGAAAGAGAGCAAAATAGAAGGTGGACAGCATTTCAAAATTGTCCAAAGCCTTTGCGTATGCAACATTGGAATAACTACAAAGGATTAGAAGGAGTAATTAATGCTCTAAGATGGGTTCTTGGCGACCTTAGAATGCCAAAAGAGAAAGTATTAGGGAGAGATAGTAATGAAAATAGAAGAAAGAGATAGTTTAACTTATGAAGATATTAGTATTATACCGAGTTATTCGGATATTAAAACAAGAAGTCATTGTGATACATCAGTTGAATTTGGTAATTTTGATTTAAATGTACCATTAATCGCTTCACCAATGGACACAGTATGCGGTTCAGAAATGTGTATTGAATTAGCAAAACTTGGAGGTATTGGAGTATTACATAGATTTCAAGATATTAAAGAACAAGTAGCATTATGTTATGATATAGAAGCCGAAGTAAGAACACAATATATGGCAGCAGTTGGAGTAGGACAAAAAGGAAAAGAAAGATTTGATTCCTTAGTAGGATATACTAATATTCAAGGTGTATGTATTGATGTTGCTCATGGCGACCATTCTCTTGTAGAAGAAATGATACATTATATCAAAGAAGAATTTGAAGATGTTAATGTAATGGCGGGAAATATTGTAACTAAAGAAAGTGCTGAAAGGTTAATTGAAGCAGGTGCTGATTCTCTAAGAGTAGGAATTGGTAATGGTTCTATGTGTGAAACAAGAATTAGAGCAGGTGTAGGTGTTCCTCAAGCAACAGCATTAGATGATATTTCTAATCATATAAACAATGTTTTAGACTTAGATACTATACCATATATCGTTGCTGATGGTGGTTGTAAAACAGTAGGAGATATTCCTAAAGCAATTGCTCTTGGTGCTGATGCAGTTATGGTAGGTTCTTTGTTTGCAGGTACAAAAGAAACTCCCGGAATTATATCTAAAATGGGAATTTGGCCCAATGAACAATTATACAAAAAGTATCAAGGTTCGGCTTCTATTGATTCAAAAACAGCAAGAGGAGAAGAAACAAAAAATGTAGAGGGTAATTCTAAAATTACTCCATACAAAGGAAAAGTAAGAAGAATAGTATCAGATATTTCAGACGGAATAAAATCCTCTATGAGTTATGTTGGTGCACATACAATTAGTGAATTTCAAAATAGAGCAGTATTTTGTAGAGTTACACAAGCAGGACAATTAGAAGCAAAACCACATGGTTTATATTGAGGTGATAATATGATTATTAGTGAAGTAAAAAGTAATATTGAATTGAGATGGAGAGATAATGATGGTAAAAGAATTAATAAAACTGTTACTGATTTTAAACCTTATTTCTTTATTGAAGCAACAGATGATATGCCCGAATCTATTGAATCGTCAAGTAAGTATTCTCGCAATAGAATTGTTCCTACATATTCAGTAGATAATCATACTTCTTTGGAAGGTAAGCCTTTAGTAAAAGTTACCTTTGAAACAGTTGGTGATTTTCATAATGCTAAGAATCATTGGGGTAGAACATATGAAGCCGATATTGGTTTAGCAAGAAAGTACACTAATGATTGTATGGAAGATATTAAAGAATATAATTTTCGTAAATGGTATCTTGATATTGAAACACAAGTAGGTGGTAGATATGATGGACAAATTAATGCTATTACATTCTATGATTCTTTTGATGAATACTATTATGTAATGACACATTTTCCTATTGAACCTCTACCATTTTACAAAGATGTATTAGTTTATGACGATGAAGAAGATATGCTTCATGCCTTTGTTAATTTTGTACAAGAGAAAGACCCTGATATGATTATAGGTTGGTATGTATTAGGTTTCGATATTCCTAAGATTATTGAAAGATTACTTGCTAATGAAATAAATCCTCAATTACTTTCTCCACATAGAGAAGTTAGGGGAGTATCGCATAACAGAATTTACAATATTAATTATGCTAATACTTCACAACCAATCAAAGGAAGAATTACATATTGTTTGATGACTCGTTTTGAAAGACTATGGCTTGATTCACAAAGAGGTACACTACCTTCTCTTAAATTAGATTATTGTTCTAAGAGATTACTTGGTGAAGATGCAGGTAAGAAAAGAACAAATGCTAAGTTTAATGATGATGAATTTTTTAGACGCTCATGGTTAGAAGATACAGAAGTATTCCTTGAATATAACCGAGTCGATGTAGAATTGATGGTTAGAATGGATGATGAAATGAATATTAGTGAAAATGATATTGCTCTACAACATCTATTTATTTGTCCTTTTGAATGTGTTTTCCACAATTCACAAATGGGTGCATCTTATTTTATGCGTCATTCAGATTGGATTGCACCAACAGGTATGAAAGGTATGAAAACAAAATATGAAGCAGCGTTTGTAATGAACCCTGAAGAAGAAGATACTTTTGGACTTCATGAAAATGTTGCAGTATTCGATTTTAAATCTCTATATCCAAGTATGATGGCGGCAAGAAACATATCATGGGAAACAAAAACTAATGATGATGATGGACATAATGTACATTTTTCTATGCCTAAAAATTTAGTTGAGTGGGAAGGAGAAAAACCAAGTGTATCATTCTGTAAAGATAAAATCGGTATATTACCTCAAGCGGTATTAACACTAATGAAAATGCGTGATGAGTACAAGGCTAAAAGAAAGAATGCTTCTAATGATGAAGAATACAGAAAGTGGGATTCAGCACAAATGGCTACTAAGCGTGGTGTAAATGCTCTTTACGGTGTATTAGCAAAAGACGGATATGGTTGGGGTGATATGCAAATGGCTCAAGCAATTACAGCAAGTGCAAGAGAAGCCATGAGAAGCGTAGCATTCAAAGCAATAGATTTAGGATATGAAGTAATTTACGGACATACAGATTCTATATTTGTAAAGGTAGGTAATGTAGGAGAAGCCGTAGTGCTTTGTAGTAAGTTAAATGAGCATATACAGAATGAAGTATTTAATGAACATGTAGTATTAGAATTTGAGAAATACGCAAAGTCGTTTTTCCTATCTAAGAAAAAGAATCGTTATTGTGGGTATCTATCATGGAAAGACGGTGAGTTTATTGATGATGAATTTTTTGTTATGGGATTTGAAATGAAAAAGTCAAACGAAACTAAGTTGGCTAAAGAAGTACAATCTCAAATATTAAAGATGGTTGCATCAGGTAAAACCGAAACTGATGTAACTAAATATGCAAAGGCTATGTATAAAATAGTCAAGGGTGGCAAATACAAACCTTCCTCAGTTATCAAACAAAGTAGATTGAGAAAGTCATTAGATGAATATGATTCTATTGCAGGTGGTTCAGCAGGTGTTCTGTTTTACAATCAAGAAATAGGAACAATAGAAGTTGGTGATAGTTATTATTTTTACAATGTAGATAACAAAGGTATTAAGGACTTCCCACGACAGTATGAAGTCAAGGGAAGAATAAGGAATGTTGAGTATATTGCATTTAAAAAGTTGGAGGAAGTTATAGATAACTTCCCTATTAATTGGGTTAGATTGGCTGAATCTGAAATTAGTAAGAAGGTCAGTTTAATATATGAATCTCTAAGGTGGGATTTATCAGCGATAGCCAATGATGGCAGACAAACAACATTAGATAGTTGGTGGTAAATTGACAAGAGAAAAAAGTAATATTAAAAGAATAATGAAATTGAAAAATGAAATGGATAAGTTGGAAGAAAAGTATAACAAGCATGAAGAAGAAATTGCTAAGTTACAACTTGAAGAAGAAAGTCTTTGGGTTAAAACAGGCGTTTGTAGTATTTGTATGGAAGTACCTGAAGATGGTATTACCGAATGGCATCATATTATATCACAACATAAATGTAAAAAAGAAGGACTATTACATTTAATTAGTGCAAGGTCAAATGTTGTTGAACTATGTAAGGCATGTCATGATTTAACTACTGCTTCAATGTTAAGAACAAATTTAGAAAATGCTACATCAAGAGTTTCTAAAGAGAATGCTGATAAAGAGCCAACAGAAAATCAAATCAAGTATATCAAAAAATTGGGTGGAGATATACCTGATGGACTTACCCGACAGGGGGCAAGTCAATTAATTGACGAACTAAAAAAAGCGAAGTAAAAATCCTCCCAAATAGAAATATAAAGAAGGTGTTTAGAATGAGAAAAGAGAATGGAGAATATACATATAAGTGGGAACCAAATAAAGAAGGCGCACCTATTTTGAAGATTACTAAATCTTCTATTGGTAGTTATGGCTTTTGTAATCTAAATTATAAGTACGGGTATATTGACGATATTAAACAAAAGACAAGCCCTGCTATGATTAAAGGTACGATTGTACACAATGCACAAGAAGAGTTTTGGAAAATTGTAAAGATTGATGATGCGTTAGAATTTGTAGAAGAACCTATGAAATTACAAAAGCATTTTAGAAGTCTTTATCCTGAAACTGATAACGAAGAATATGAGGATTTGTATAGGGCTATGTCAGCCTATAATACTGAAAGATTTATTGAATGTCATCATGAAGAAACACTTAATACATTTATTCCTGTTGGAAATGAAATAATGTTAGATGCAAGATACACTACTGAATCTGGTGTTGAAGTACATCTTCAAGGTATTATTGATAGACTATTCTTTGAAGATGATGGTTATATCCCTATGGAATTAAAGACAGGTGCTTGGAAAGATACTAAGAAAACTATGATGCGTAAAGAAATGGCTTTCTATAAAATACTATTTGAGAATGCCGACCCCGAACAAATTAGAGGATTAGGATTAGACCCTGAAACTCCATTTACACATTGGGCTTGGTATTATCCAGCAAGTAATTATGTATATGCTGAAAAGGTTTCTAAGCGTTCTGAAACAGCAGTTAAAGCATCTTTTGAAAAATTGATTAATTCATATTTAGAAGAAGAATTTAATGCTTCATATTTCTATAAAAAATGTATTCATTGTGGACATTACGACCATTGCGAAGCGGCTGATGGAGGAAGTCAAAATGATTGGTTCTAATGCAGGTGAGGATTTTTACAATAGCGACATAATAGAAAACAAAATTAAAGAACGAAGATGGACTATTAATGACATAATTCAAAAAGAAGAAATAGTAACAGAAATAGCAAAAGAGATACTTAGCGAGTTAGATATAGAAACTAAATATTATATTATTTGTGATACTGAAATACCAAAAAGAAATATGTCATTTGCTAAAGCCATTTATAATAAAACATTTGATATATTAGAAGAATGGATAACTGCTAAGTTAGCATTGTTTCTAAAATCAGCAACGGTGAATTTTAATGATGAACCTATTAAAGCACTTGAATCATTTATTGAAGAGGGTGAAGGAGAGTTGGAATCAAATGAAAATAGTGATGACGAAGATGAGAAAGTAATGACTTTAAAAGAAAGAATAAAATTAGATACTAAACAATTAGATGATAAAGAAATGAAAAAGAGAGGAATGAAATGAAAAGAAGGTGTAAAGTTATAGGCTGTAAGGCTGAATTAACTAAGCCTGAAAAAATATTTTGTTCTATACATGAATATGTAAAAGGTGATGATGGTGTATTTTCCAAGAGAGATGTGGGCAGGGAGTCTAAGAAGTAATGCAAGAGAAGCAGGAAGAATTGTAGTTAAGAATGAAGAAGAGTATAAAAACTTTATCAATATGTATAATGGTAAAATGAATCTATTTACTTCTGTTTATGATTACAAACACTTTACTACTAACCGTGGATTAGAATATTCTATTATAATTGATAGAATATTTTTAGATTTTGATGCTCATGGTGATGAAGAATCTATGCCTAATTTATATCAAGATGTATTAAAAATGCATCAATGGTTAATGGAAAAAGATTACAAACATAACATATCCTTTTCTGGTAGAGGGTTTCATATATTTGTATATGGTAATGTAGCGAAGTCATTTAGACAAGTTAAAGCATTCTTTAATATCTGTCATGATGTAGTAAATAAAAGTCCTTTTCTTGATACGGTTGTAATTAATACAAGTAGATTAAGAAGGATTCAAAATACATTTCATCTTAAGGCTAACCGTTGGTGTATTCCTATTACACATGAAGATTTAATGGCAGGAATGCCGACCATATATAAACTCTCAGATAATGGTAAAAGAAATATAAAACCTGTTTATTATGGAAATAAATTAGTTGATTTTCCTGAAGTAAGAAAAATGGAAATGGCTGATATAGAAATTGATAGTGTAGAAAGTCCAGGATTATTACCTATATTACCTTGTTTAAAAAATGCAGTTATGGTAGAAAATCCTAATCATAGAGCGAGAGTACTTTTAGTACAATGGTATAATGAGTTTTTATCTGAACTTATTGTTCTAAACAAAGGGCTAAACATTACACCAAGACAATTAAGCGGAGAGGCTTTAGAAGTAATTAAACTTGAAATAGAATCTGAAATATTTAATATCGCATCAAATGAAGATACATGGATAGATTTTAATATGAACGAAACAAAAAAACATGTTAGTTTTATTGTAGATGGTAGATATATGTCGCCCCATTGTAATACGCTAATTGAAGAAGGACTTTGTATAGGGAAGTGTTGGAGGTATGGACATGATAGTAATTGACAGTAGGGAAGATTCACAATTAAGTAGAACATTAGAATCTTTTGCAGAAAGAGCAAAAATTAAAACAGAAAAGAAATGGTTAGAGATTGGAGATTATATAGTGGGTGATTGTTGTATAGAAGCAAAATCAACTGCTGACTTTTTACAATCAGTTAGAAATAAAAGAATATTTAATCAATTAGATAATATGGATAGAACATACAATAAGAATATAATATTAATATATGGAACATTAGAAGACGCAGTACAATATTTAGAAAGAACAAATTATAATTCAACATCATGGAAAAATAAATTAAAGAAAATGTTTGTTGGTGCTTTAACTTCAATAGCATTACATACAGATGTTAAACCTATATGGGTAGATAATTATAGAACAGCCGCCCATATTATATTAGCAACAACAGAACATATAGATAAAGATTTAATTATACACAAAGAGTTACCAAAGAAAATAAGAACAGACGATGTAAGAGTAGATGTGCTATCTGAAATAAAGGGTGTTTCAGTAGAAAAAGCAAAAGCCCTACTAAAGTCCTTTGGAAGTATTGTGGAAATATCAATGGCTGATATTAAAGATATAACTAAGATAAAAGGTATTGGTAATAAAACTGCATACCATATTCTAAAGGCATTAAATTCAGAAAATGAGGTGAGTTATTAATGGCAAAAGATTTAGAAATAGATGAGTGGGAATTATATGATGCATTAGCAAAGGTAAATGATAACAGCGATTTAGAGGTTATTCGTTCTAAGAAAATAGAGATGCCTAAAGATGTTATACGCTGGAAAAATGTAGTAGGAGAGTTTTCTCTTTACAATGAGTATTCAGCAACAATGTCATATTTTGTATCATTAGGGCAGATATTAAAAGATTCAGTTAGAGTACCAATAGGTAGATTGGCTCTTGACCCAAGAATACATTATTGTTGGATTCAAACTTCAAGGAGTGGTAAAACAACAATGTTTGATTTCTTGTGTCCTGTATGGGAAAGAACCTTTGAATTAATTAATGCTTATCCTACAACAAAAAATCAATTACCGCTAACAGGTGTTCACAATTTTACATTGAACAATCCTGATAGTTTTACAGACCAAGCATTGTTAGGAACAATGAAGATGAATGTACCAAACCCTGAATACAATAGACAAGAAGCAAGAGAAGATGATGATTATGATACTCCAGAATTTACAGATGTAACCATTTTTGGTAGCCTTTATGGTAGTGGTATTATTGCTTTTGATGAGTTTGAACATTCGGGTATTTTTAAGGAGTCGCAACATAAACAAGAAACAGTTATGCTATTTCAAAAGTTTATGAATCGTTTAGATTCTAAGAGTCACTTAATTAAGAAAAGACTAACTGAGTGGGGTAAAGATTTAGTTGTTGATTCACAAAGAAGTCTATGGGCTACAACATTACCACCCGAAGGATTAGAAAAAGTTATTCTAACAAAGGGTGTATTTCAAAGAATGTGGTTGTATGTTAGAGATGTTCCCGAATCTTTGAGGGCACAAATGGAAGAAGATTATATTGATATGGTTGGCGAAATCTTAGAAGATGAAGATGGTTCATCTGTTTATCATGAAGAATTTTCTGAGATGCTTTACAATACTTATAGATGGATTCAAGATAGATTAGAAGCAGTAGATGGTGATAAAAGAAAAGTTGTAACTTGGTCTGAAGATGGACAGAAGGCTTTGAAAAATGTTTGGAGAGGTATGAAGAAATATATGAATACCTTTGATGACAGTATTTATGAAGCATTAAATACATTTTTAATGAATATGATTAACAATATCTGTATTGCTGCGGCTTTATGTGCTGTATCTGAAAGAAGTACAGTTATTACCGCTAAACATATTAAACAAGGTAGGCAATTAACTGATGAATCTTTTGACTCTATTACAAGTTGGTTCACAGAAAAGTTAAAGAAGAAGCCAAAGAGATTTTCTGATAAGAGTAATGAAAAGATGTATATCGCTGCTTATAATGCAACAAACCCAAAGGTTAAAGTTAATGGTACTAATGGATGGGTAGATAAAAAGTTGATGATTGAGTCTTTCAGAAAGAATGAACAATGTGGAAGAAATAAATTTTATAGACATTGGCATAGTGTAAAGCACATTTTTGAGGAAATAAGAACAACTAAAACTTATGTAAGGTTAAAGGTGAATAAAGATGAGTAATGTATTATCGTTTGATATAGAAACTAAAAATTTGAGTTATGAGATAGGAGGTTGGGGCAATACCCATTTATTTAAAGTCGCTTGTGTAACTACTTGGGATGGAGAAAATGGAGTAATTTATGTAGATGAACCTCTTAAGGAACTAAAAAAAGGTACTAATGTTGAAATTAAATCATTAAGAGAGTTTAAGTTTGATATAGATGAGCACTTTCAAAAGGGTGGAATTTTATTAGGGCATAATATTAATGCTTTTGATTTACCTGTTCTTAGAGATTCTATGGATATTTATATTGTAAGAAAATATTTAGAAGATAAATCAAATAGATGCATTGATACAAGTGCTTATTTGTTAAAAGAACATGGAAAAAGAATTCATTTGGACAATTTGGTTAAATGTACCATAGACGACCAAAAGAATATGAGTAGTATTGATTCCGTAGTCAAATGGAAAGCGGGAGAATACGATGATGTAGTGGATTATTGCCTTAAAGATTCACAATTGACCTATGATTTATGGAAATACGGTCAAGAAAATGGTATAGTCAAGTATTTTGACGAAGAACAAAATATATTTACTGAGTTGCAGGTAAATTGGTAAGGACATTGAGTAAAAAAGTTATTTTTATCGGGGTGTAGCCGTGTAAAAGCGGCTATGCCTCGTTTTTTTACGCCAAAATCGTTAATTTTTAATTTTTAGTGATTTTTTAATCTTGCGTTTTAACTTTTTACCCATTATAAAAGCAATAGTTGTATAAAATAATACTTCTAATACTACTGCTAATATAAACATCCAACCTTTAACACAATAATTAGTGTCAGGCAAACAATACTCCATATTAATCACATCATGTTATAATTATTTTAAAGTGATAAGCATCTGAAACACTTGCTGAACCAGCAATTACATTTGAGTTTGTATCAGAACCACCATTAAGGTTAGCAATTTGAATAATTAATTCACCTGCTACTGCTGTATTAAGAATATCAATTGAAAAACCACCACCATAAGGTGCTTTATAAGGAGAAGTTAATGTACCAAGAGCAGGGTTAATTTGTATATTACCATTATTAAAATTATTTCCTACATCAGTAATAGGAAGACAAGCGGCACTTTCAGTACCTGAACCTGTCATATTAGGATGTAAAAAGGCTGCAATATCTATTCTATATTCAATACCTGCCGATAAATTAATTGTACCATTTGTTATTGCAGGAGAAGATACTAAACCATTTTGATGTGCTACCATATCCTGCACAGCCATCCCATTTATTGCTATCCCTGTTATTACATCAACATATATTGTTCCATTTGTCATATCTCTAACAGTCATTTCAACAGTAGAATAATTGTTTGGCATTGAAGGAAGTGCTTTACTTGTCATAGCAATTAGTTTAGTACCAACAAGGCTTCCGCCACCTCCACCTCCACTACCTGCTAATCTTTTCTTTTTGGCTTTTACACCTTTTCTAATTAACTGCATATGTATATCCATATCAACCAACCTTTAACCATTCAGTAGCAGATATTTTAAGATAAGTAGCCATATCAAATGCTGATAAAGCATCTGTTGATGCAGTTGTAGAAGTGCCTGTTCTTATTGTATCAAAAGTTAAACCTAAACCTGTTGTAACAGAATGTCCTCCACCACCTGCACAGGCTTGTACTGTACACGCTTGTTTAGCAAATATAAAGAACGATGTTCCTATTTTACAATTATTAGGCAATCCAATAAATCCTGATGATACATTCATTACAATAGTGCTACCTGATTGACTTTGCCCTAAAATAGAATTTACCGTAATAGTAGATACTTTAGCATTTAAATTATTAGAAGTAGAATCAATTACTTTCCAAAAAGATAACGATTGATTATAACCTGTACTATTATAATATTCACCGTGAAATTGCTCTACTTGAGCATCCGGTTCTTCTTCTTCTGAATTTCTAACCGCTTGTATAGTAATAGATTCGTTTGGTCTAATTAGTAAAGCCGACTGAGCACCTATAATAGTAGGTAATTCATATAATGGATTACCGTCAATATCGGGTATAGCATTTAAACTATTAACAGTTAAACAATTAAATAAATTAACAGTATGGGCATTATAAGTTGTTCCTGTATTATCAACAGCATCAAATCCTTTATGCCAGCATTGTTGTATTTTAATATTATGTGGTAATGAAGGTTCATCAACACAAAATACAAACATAGGTACATTTGCAATATTAGATAAAGTTAATCTTTTACCTGTAAATGTTGATGGATTTGCTAAGTGTACAAATGCACCGCCACCCACTAATCCATTAGAGGGTGTTCCCGAAGTTTTACCTTCTAACATTGTAGTATAATCAGCATGGGCTGAACCCCCAGATTCAATCCATTCTTGATTTAAAATTTGATTTTTAGCATTTATACCAATGTAAAATACTTCAGCAGTATCAGGACTAATCATAGTAGAAGGGTCAAGAGCACTTTGTATTGTAGGTTTTGCTGAAATTATTGTTCCTACTCCTGATGGTATTCCGTCTTGTAATTGGAAATATTTTTGCTTTGAAGCATGATATGTTCCTAAGTTATCAATTTTATAATTAGTAGAAATATTTAAACCTTGATTAAAAGTTACAGTTAATGGTGCAGTATTATAAGTTACAGAACCACCCGAAACAACAAGACTATTACCAATAGTTAAATGACCCGCTTCTGTTAAAGTAGCAATTGTAGTAGCAGCATTATTTATAAATGTAAAGGATTGTGATGATTCATCATTATCAGCATCTATTCTAAAAGACATATTACCATCAGACCTAATTGCAAAGTCATTATCAGTTGGTCCAATTAAATCCCCTCCACTTATTGTTAAATCGCCTCCTATTACTACATTATCATCGGTGTCCATTGTAATAGTGCTTCCTGAGTCTGAGGCTTTGATAATATTGCTTCCCACGATTAAACTACCTGCAATTGACAAATCTCCATTACCATCAATTGAACCCTTTGAAGCACCACCATATTTAACATCCAATACGGGATTAGTAATAGTACCATCTTGACCTTCAATAACTGCACCTGCTTCCCCACCTGTATTTTTAACATGAAGGATAGGTTTAGAACCTTCACCCCTTTCCATTTGAATAGCACCTACATTTGTAGAGCCATAGAAAGAAATATCTGTTCCGCTAATACCTATTACTTCAGTACCTGCGGTATTGTATATTTTATCAATAGACTGTGAAAATGTAGATTTATTA